TTTTATAATTTAGAAGTTTTATAAATTTTTTATAATTATTTTTTATTATTTAGAAGTTTTATAATTATTTTTCTATATTTACAGTTTAAGTTTTTAACAAACTTATTAAGTTTTTGAAGATATTAATTTAAGATATTTAAATTCTTAACAAATGTGATAAGTTATTGATATTTTAAATCAATAACTTAATAGCGTTTAAATGTACTTAAATACTTTATATGCTAGTATATAATATGATGAGCGAAGAGCAGAACAAGTACATACTTGCAGTAGATAATAAAAAAATCCACCAATTTTATCAAAATAATCCGAATGTAGATTTTGAAAGCGTTAATCTCTTATTGATTGATTTTATGGAGACCATATTCAATAACATGACGAATGATTTGAATAGTAATATTAACTCACAGTTATTATCATTCATGAAGGATAATAAAACACGTATCGACCACATATCGAACTGTGTGAAAGCAGTCAATACGAATGTAGCAAAACTCACCGATGATATTACAACTAATATGATATTACAGATGAATAATTTGAAAAAGGACTATATAAATGATTTCTCTCAAATCATTAGCACAAGCTCTTTGACTGCGAATGAAAAGATTAGTGTTCTTATTGATAAAAGCAATTCCATCTTGGTAGATAAGACTACCTTGCTGCTCAATGACCTTATTCCCAAAAACCAAGATCATCTCCATGAGCGCATTAAATCCAGCTTGAATGAACTGCATAATAGTATATCGAAAGACACGCATAAATTAACCGATAATATCAATAACAAAGAAGCACAGACAGAGTTTCTAACTAATATTGAAAGCAAACTCAGCAGTGTTATACAGAATATACAGCAACCCTTATATTCAACGTTGTCTGCATCAGAGGAGCGATTAACTAATAATATGAATAATATCAAGGACACTACAAACAGTTCGGTTGCCGCGCAAAGCAAACTGTTTGGAGAACTGGAAGGATTCCTTGGTAAATATAAATCATCGACGCATAAAGGAAAGTTCGGCGAAGAAGAACTATATTCTGTATTAAATAGCATTTACAATACTGCTGAAATAACGAATACTACTGGACAAAAAGCGACAGGCGATTTCATTATGAAGCGAACCGACAAGCCAGATATTATGATTGAAAATAAAGAGTACAATTACAATATTCCAAAGGAAGAGATTTCCAAGTTTATTCGTGATATTGAATCATTAAACATGTCCGGTATTTTTATTTCACAGCATAGTGGTATTGCGTTCAAGAAAAATTTCCAGATTGACCTCAATAATGGTAATGTGTTAGTATATATTCAACAATGTGATTATAATGTTGATAAAATAAGGTTGGCTGTTGATATCATAGACACTTTATCCGCCAAGTTGAAAGATATTACTATCAATGATGAAAACATAACCATTTCAAAGGACATTCTTGATGATATAAATGCCGATTACCGGTCTTTTATTACACATAAGGAATCGTTACAGACAATTTTAAGGGATTTTACTAAAAAAATGAACGCGCAAATTGACGAAATCGCAGTGCCGAGTCTTGATAGATATCTTGAACCCAAGTATGCTTACGTTAAAGATCGGCTTTTGAAATGTGAGCTATGTAATGAATTTTGCGGTAAGAGCAAACAGGCACTGTCCGCACATAAACGTGGTTGTAAGAAGAAGCATGATATGAACGACGCCGTTACCAATATACGCGTTTCTTCGGATGGAGATTCTGCATAATATGAATATAATCCACCCTATCAAATACAAATGTCCAAGATTTGCATTTGATTTACATTATACAAAATTGATTGTTTTATATAGCATATTATTATAGCATCAGAACAACAACAATGAGTAACAAATACAATTTCTTTGTGGAGTGTGGAGTGGATTTGGTGAAAATTAGAAAAATTATGAAGGGTATTGGTAAGATCACGACTAAGAGAAAGTTATGGGATCCGGTCTATGTAGAGGAATTTGATTGCGTATGTGGGCTTACAATTCATATATTAAAAACAGATATGGAGTTGTATGCAGTAAAAAAAATGTGGTTGGCGGCTAAGAGCGATTTGCATTATGCGTACGAAAGCATCAACACTGAAACGAACTTTGATGGTGGGAGACATTTCTTTAATATTGAGCCTGGCCCAGAACAGACTGGCGATATTTATATGTGTCTAGGTGGTTGATTGTAAGTTCTGCATTCATTGCAATAGTATATTATACGTAAATCTGATAATTTTTGATGCGCGGTTTTATAAATCTTGGACAATCATGAAAAAAAGATGATCTACATTGTATGAAAAAGATAAATCGTCGTCGATCGACCCATATTACTACAACCTTTAAACAAAGACTATATTACTGGACCCAAACGGCGACGATTTATCTTTTTCATACAACATAGATCATCTTTTTTTCATGATTGTCCAAGATTGCTAGTAATGTATTTTATAAACAGGCGGTTCAATGCATTTTTCATAGATTCGCGTCTATAATCGCGGTTCATGATTTATGTTTGTAAATAATATAAATCATTATTTTTGGTTGCGTTGCGCAAAAGACGCCATAGATTGTTTGTATCCTGACCCTCCCGGTCTATATGATATTTCGTCATAATACATTTCCAAAATTTTCAGTAAATCATGGAAATGTTTTTCACTGCTCATTATCGATGCCTGTTCCAACATATTACACGGACCCCCATACTCAAGATATCGCCTATTATTTTCATCAATCGCATCTGTGAGTTTTTTTCGCGTGATTGGTTCGTCTGGACGGGTCATCAGTTGCCCATACAGATAATAGCTCCCATCTGCCCATTTCGATACTTTTACATACTCGTCCAAGACGCCCAATATTTCAGGCGGAAACGTTATTATATCTTCCGCTACATATTCGCGCAGCATATTCAAAGATGGTTCCTTACCAACACATTCATCCGGCACTATCGGTACGATTTTATATGCTGAACTCATGTATTATTATTATAAAACAATACATAATCATGTTTATATGGGTTTGCGTAATTGTGAATGCGAATGCGCGCATCCGTTATTTTTTGAATTTCTTGTCGTTCAAATGAGACATATAAAAGGGGATGTTTGTGGTCAGGTTTCCAAGAAGTACAAACACCATAAATTGCAATTGCATAGTCAATGTTATCATGAATTGCAATATTTGCAGCAACCAATACGAAATTGCACTCATCCATACTACATACATGGCTTCTGTGCGCGTCATGTCTAATTCCTTCACGCTCGGATTTGTTACGGCTGAACCCAAAAATCCACTCTGAATATTCGTATAATAAAAACTGCCCAAATATGCCGATATAAATGACGTAGCATATACTAAAATCACCTTGGGCCAAGTGTCCAATTTCATATTCAAAAATTTCGTATCCGCAGTCGGGCCAAAATGCGTAAATTTCGAAAACGCGCCTTCCTCATCTAAAAAGAACAATAGCACAACCATGCCTATCATAAAGACGTTTATCGCTAAAACGGGCGCAAGTCGAACCATTATATTATATGTACGCATTTTTCAATTGCGCGTATATATTATCCGCAATTACTACCATCTTCGTAGCAAGGCACATTATGGATTGTCCAGGCTTCCGGTACAGCAAAAGCGCATGTTTTTTCTATGCCTAATTGATTTTCGCCCAATACCAATCGCATAAACCCCAATTCGCCCCAATAGCTCCCCCACGAATTGCGGATAATCCAATATTGTTTCCCGGTTTCCTCCACATACCCCCAACCTACGACCGAAATAATATGATTCACGGTTTTTAACTGGCGAGGCAGGTCCAATACACCCCCTGTGTAATCCACAATCTCTTCCGCATTTATCCCACATGCAATTGGCCCGTTTTTATAAATCTCCGCCATCATATCATCACTACCTTTCACCGCACCATAACTCGAAATCGTCGCATTCGGATAATGTGTAATCGCATTGCACGTCCCACCCCGAGAACTAAACGTATCGCATGTTTTACATATATTTGTCGGCGTGCATTCAAACATCTCCCTATTATTTTTGCAACCAGCTTCGCTTGAATCCGAACTACATGCTTGATACACCATGCAATCCTCGTATGGTATTGAGCCATACTCGTGAATTGCTTTGTACGTCGCAAGATGATCTCCTCCATTGCAACTCCCGCCCATTTTGCAATTCAATAAAAATTGAATGCTTAAATTAATATCAGGCCAAGCCGCATTGCGCATTATTTTAATTCGATCTGCGAGGGAACTTATACTTCCATGAGCCCAGCAGCTCCCACAATAGACCGGAATATGTTGGTTCAAATTCTTAGTCAGAAAATTAACCCCATTCACATTACTCCATGAAAACGATTGGGGTAAGACATTCGACTCGTAATGAGTCTTTAGATATTGGTTTGTATCTAATACAGGCACGTACTCATTCAAACGCGCGGCGATACCGCAGACACATGTTAATAATAAAACTGTTCCGAACATATTTATTATATTGTATCCACATTATATTTTTACATGGTTTGAACGCTACATTGTATTTCATTTTTTCTCTACGTCATGGGAAATACGGGATCCAATTGCATATGGACCTAAATAATGCCGTATGCATCCCGAACTTTGGGGAATTCCTCGCTGCGGGGTCGGATGAAAACTTAGCAATTACCGTCTTCGTATCGTGATCTATCCACAGGTATTGCCCATAAATTCCGCGTGCATGAATTTCGTTGGAGCTATGTGGTTTGGGATTACTGGTGATCCACCATTGGTTCTTATAATGATTCCCACCGCGCGTTAGCGTAATCCATGACGGTGGAATCACCTGCGCACCACTAGACGCTTTGCCGTCGTTAAGAATGACTTGCCCGAATAGAGCCATATCTCGAGTTGTGCAAGATATGCCTCCATTCCCCACCGCAAATCCGTCGGAATCCACGGTGATATTCGCGTTTTGCTGAGCTCCTATATGCCACCATAGCTCCCGTTCCAAGAGTTTTGAATAAGGCACCCCAGCGACATGACTAATAAGCCAGGCCAGCGCGTCTGTGGTTGCCGAGCAATATTGGAATTCTGAACCATGATCCACCTGCATTTTCGTCACTTCAGATGTCCTCGTGGTCAAAGACAGCAGGAATGAGCGGAGAGTGGGATGTTCTCTAGTTGGATTCGTCTTCCATCCACAAGCGCGATCAAGCCGACTCATTTCCGAGTGAGGAGATGCGTAGTCTTCGGTAAATTTGAGCGCGACTCGCATGTCGAGGGCTTGGGCGATAGTAGCCGTGCCGAACACACTTGAATTAAGCTCGGGTAAATAGTGTCCCATACATTTTTCTGGATCAATAATACCCTTATCTATCATCCGAGCATACAAAACGCCAAGCATCGACTTGGACACAGATTGCAGCAAATGCTTGGAATCCGCTCCCATACCATTAAAATACTTTTCATATACAACATTCCCGTTTCGTAAGACGACAATACTATCTGTGTGTGTCTCCTCGAGAATCTTGGACAATGATAATGTTCTCCCATCAACGCAGACGTCAATGTCTTCTATCGAATTCACCGTTGGACCAGTTATAGGGCGAACCTCTTTCGCGTGGATCTCATGTGTTGTTAAAAAATCGGACACATGCTGAAAAGCCCACCGATTTAGCGGTCCATCTTGCCATAGATCCATGTGAAAATCGGGTGGTAATTGAATGCATGCTTGTTTCTCCATGCTGATTAAATAATTATATTACGTGAATAAATAATTACTGTTATAATGCCGCAGATAACGTGGATTGAATCAACTACTATATTCTAAATCGCACGAAATACATTATAATGTATAAACAAAATAGTAGTAATACTTATATTACTATTATTACTCGAAACCCACATAAAATGCCGTTTTATGTTTATTTGCTCGAATCAACAAACCATGCGACGTACGTCGGCGCCACAGTGGATTTAACCCGACGCTTGCGGCAACACAATAAAGAAATCACCGGCGGAGCGCATGCGACAAGCGCAAAGGTGGCCAAGGGTGAATCTTGGACACGCAGGTGCTATGTAGAAGGCTTTCCGGATTGGAAGGCCGCGCTTCAATTCGAATGGGCGTGGAAATTCTACAGTCGCAAATTATCGTCCGCGCTATTTCCATTAGAGCGTCGAAAGCGCGCATTGGACAAATTACTTTCATTGGAACGACCCACCAGCAAAGCCATTCCATATTCCGATTGGGAAGTGCAACCCAACGTGGTTTGGGAAAATGTCCAAGATGTATAACGCTCAACATTCATCGCGTCTCCATACCAGAGACATTCCAGCGAATAAACAGACTGCGTAGAAAAATAGTCTTCGTCTAAACGAAGTGATGTTAAATGTTTCCATAAACATATCAACCAGCCCCCATGCGCCGTAATATATCATCAAATCTTCCAATGGAATCAAACTTGAAAGTGGGTCCATCTATCTATCTATATACATATATAGATACCAAATAAATTGATGAAATCGGGCAGTTTTTAACACTAAATGCGAATCTTGGACAATTATGAAAGTAGAACGTGTATATTGAGTGCGAATCAATAAATCGTCGATCGCCCCCTCCATTATTCAAGTAATGATTTGAAATCAAGCACTTCATAGAGGTGCGGGGGTAAAACCCTTTAATATTTACACCTTTTAACCTTTCAATCGCCGATTTTTTATATAAAATTGATTGATTATTTATAAATTACATTTTATATATAAAAAATGTATACAACGTGTAAAACACAAAAGCAATTAAAAGAATGTGTCCGGGAAAAAATAGATAAAATTGGGATATGTTCTTCTATTAAACAATTTTATCCCGAAGAATGGGAAGGATTTATGTATTTATTTAAACGACATATCGATTATCCAGAAAAATTTAATGGATTAACAGATATAAAAATTAGTAATAACCCTGCGTATAAAACACAATTAGAAGCGATTATAATTAAGAATAATGGAGATGAAGACAATGTTTCGGTATTAAATAATTGTATTACTGGAAAACCAAAAGATAATTTGACTATTGCTATGAGAAATTCTATTTATCCTCAAATTGAAGAATTTAAGATTAATAGTATTATGGAATGCGTCCTATGTTCCGATACTAAAAATATTCATATAGATCACTATGAACCTCAATTTGTAGATCTAAAAACAGAATTCTTAAATAATTGGGAAGAATTACTACCTAATACTTTTGAACAAAATAAAAGTCATTCAAAAATATTTACTAACATAGATAATTATTTTGAACAAAAATGGATTGAATTTCATAGAACAAATGCTATATTGCGAGTTTTATGTAAAAAATGTAATTTATCGAGAAAAAAAAGTCGGCGTTTTAAATGTGCTAAGGTGTAAATCTTCGCCGGTATAAATCTGCGTACCTATGGCGTGTTTTTTTACGGGGCATAATACTCCAAACGGCGGCGATTTATCATTTCGCACTCATTGTAAGCATCCTATTATCATAATTGTCCAAGATTTGTATAATGGATTTAAAACATCTCGATTACACATAAAAATCGCCTGTTCTAATGGTGGTAAGACATTTATATGTACGGAAAACCAACCCATTTATTTTAGTTCTCGCCTGAATGGGATATATGTTATTATAAACAATAGGATAGTAGTCGCCCATCGGCAGAACAAACGTATTATAACTAGATTTATCAGAACGCCACGTAACACCGTTATCGATCGAATACTCCCACGTATATCCGGAAATGGCCGAATCGACTTGTATTCTAATTATATAAGCGTATCCGTAATAGAGGGTTTTTTGTACTGTAAACGGAAATATAATATATATTGGATTTGGGTTGTAGGTTCGCGCGATATTTCCAGATTTGTCCGTTATTTCGATTACAATTTGATTTTTATTGTATATAGTGGTTGTAGTATATCGAACATCAATCGCGCGGATAACCGATTTGCTCCATATATAAAATCCGTCAAACGCCGTTGCCCAGGTCACCCCTGCATCTAATGAATACTTGAACGATTCGGCCTCGGATTTCAGATCAGCACGAACAAGATATTTATTAGGATCAGTATCACCATCCTCCTCGACAATAAGCCGTGCTGAGGGGAATATTATATCAATCGCAGGCGGAATCGTGTCTATTATAAATCGTTGAGCGTTTGATACGATAATCGACTGATTGCCGTAAGCATCAAATGATCGGACCTGCACCGTATTTGTCTCATGGTCTCCATCCTGTATGTAAAACCCATGAATAGGGCCTATATTCCATGTAATGCCTCCGTCGACCGAATATTTATATTGAACTGCACCATCTTGGGATGGTGATATTTCTATCAGATTCTGATTCGTCGTTCCGTGTGGGAAATATACAATGGGTTGGTTAGGCGGGGTTGTGCCTAGATTGATATGCAAAATATTCGATACCATAGTGGATATATTTCCGGCGGCATCTATGCATCGAACTTTTACGGAGCCAATATCATAAACCCCATCCGGCAATATAAAAATGTCCGCATTCGCGGATATCCATGTTATGCCCGCATCTAACGAATAGGAATACGCATTGGCGCCCGCGGATATAGCCACATTCACAATGTTGATATTTGTTTGTTCTGTTGGATAAGTCACACTTGGTGGGTCTGGACGAATTGTATCAACCGTGAATTGATATGTATTTGTCGCATTTATTGATGTATTACCCAGCGAATTTGTAAAACGAACACATATAACCCCTGCATTATACGTACCATCCTCGATCGTAAATGATGTACCCGTTCCAGTCTCCCAAATCGTGCCCCCATTGATCGAATATTGATACTCTATCCCATCTGCCGGTAGAGTTATTGATACTGTGAAATTTGGCGTGATACCATATGGGTATGTGACTATCGGTGGGTCTGGTTGCCGCGTATCAATCCTGACCCGCATCGTATTGGATATAACACTGGATGTATTGCCGGCCCCATCGCGATTTTTGACTTGTATATCGCCCACCTCGTAAATTCCATCGGGTAAGATAAAGAATGTACCAATACCAAGTGACCAATCCCTTCCTCGATTCACTGAATAAAACCAGGTATCTGCTTCAGATATGGATGATGTTGTAACATCAACCCGTCCATCGCGGGTTGCGCTAACGCTTGGAAACACCGCGGTGGGCGGTTCGGGGCGCTGCCCCAACATTACTACCAATCCGTCGTATTTTAATATACCATCGTCATCCACGTGGAATAATTTTCCACCTAACATCACCCCTTCTACAAAAAGCTGTTTGTTATTATTCACATACATCAAATTCTTTGTTTTTTCTTCCACCGAATTTCCAGGCAACCTATTATCGATTACTTGCACGCCAAACCCCGCATGAATATTATTATGTTCGTCAATTTGATCTATCACCAGTTTCAACTGCCCAATCTCGGTCGTTGTGCCTGTATTATCCTTGATTTCAAACGATATATCCGAACCGTAATGTTTGTAATTCTCCCAGTTCAATCCATCGATCAAACTATTCTGATTATTTTTTCTCGTATTTGCCCACATTTCGTTTATCGAATACAAATTGCTACTTCGCTTGATCGTGGCTCCGCTATACGACCCGAAATATCTGTAATCATTCGCCGCAACCGAAGTAGCATCTTCCGCAATTCGGTCAAACACCGCGTTCGGGTACCGCGTATTTTGTACCAACATCTGGTATGGAGAATTATACGTGGATGTTGATACTAATGTATTGTAAATATTCCCATATTTCGCAAAACGCTCATTCGTATTTATGCCCAAATATTTATTATACGGGTCGGCCACTATATAGGGTAATGACGTGTTCGTATTCATTAGAGTCACCCCACCGCCGAATTCACTATCCCCGTGTATTTTTAATGTTTGTCCAATATAATCATTATATTTCAAGAAATAGGAATATATATAAACACCCTTTCTATAAGTCAGCATCCCCGCTGCATTATATATATCCGAATCGCGCACTTTTACAATAAACATGGAGCAATAATAATTAAATCCATCGTTAAACGGTATTGCCCCATATGCACCGTCATGTAATGCATATGTGTAGATATCACGTAAGGATGTTAAAAAAGTAGAATATCGTTGCAGCGTTGTTTTATCCGCCACGTTTTTAAGTATTGTCCCAGTTTGCGAAATGTTATAATTTATATTATACTCGCTACCGATATATTCCGCCGATGTGCGACCGTTGTAGCTATGTGTTAATATCGTATTCGCATCCGCGGTCGTCGCATCCGCGTAATAAAATATATCGACTTGAGATGTTAATGTCGGATACTGTTCTTTTATGACCCGCAGCGTCGATTCAACCTTTTGTAGATTGTAATTGGGGGTTACCGTCGATGGGTTGTGATTTAAATAATTCGAATAGTTCATAATCGCAATATGCGCATTCGACACAGAGAAAAAACTGTTTATTTTATCACTTATATTAGTCAAGATATTGTATTGTTGAATATTAATACCAATGCCGATAATATATAACGCATTTCGATAAATAAACGCGCGATGAAGCGAACGCTTCTTACCACTCACAAAATTGTGTTCGGTTACGAAAATCGACCCATCATATAGTAGAGTAGTGTCTAGCACGTTCTGCAATGTAGGAGAGATTGTATTCGAGACCAAACCTCGCATGGTTATACTTTGAGATTGTATTTGCGAATACGTCAAACCATTCCACACCGGATAATATCCGTGATAAACTACAGTTATGTCTTCAACTCGCATCGATGTCGTATTCACTTGATAACAATAAAAATAGCTGTCGTCGTTTAAACCCAAATCGTCATGGCCTTCTTTTACCGCATAATTAATTGACTTCACAATCGTTTCTGCCGCCAACCGGCTCTCGGATGCAGTCCCTTTAATTGCGGATACGATTTGGTTTAATGCACGCAAATGGGCAGATTCTATGTTTGCGAGTGCAATTACATCCATATATGTTGTATCATTAATATCCAATAAACAAGACGGATTTTGTATTCCAATGCCCACCTTATACATATTTGAAATATTTTTGTTAATGGAATCGATCTGAAAAATTGTCCGATCATCCTCTGTTTTTACAGTCAAATCGCCCTTTAATATTGTCTCACCATGAATAATCATACTTGAGCTGATCAGGTCGCTGGCCTGCAAGATGCACGATATGCGATAATCGATATTCGCAATTGTTATATAACGCATGACCATTATATTCCACGCATCATTCCATTTATAATCAACCACGAAATTGTAATCATATTTTATTGAACCGTAAGTTTCCTTGTACCGCGCATCGATCACACTATATACCTCTGATAATCTCGTATCGGTTCCCTGCATATATATTGTGTTCGCATCCTGGCCATTCCGTGCTGTATATTTCTCATCAAATACCACCTTTCGATCCGTTATATTATCGACCACAATATACGCATTGGGCGACCCAAATTTATGTGGGAATAAATTGTCTGCAATCATTTGTTCATATACGGGTGTCGTGCGGTCGGCTTTAAACAGCACACATGCGTAATTCACCAAACTATTCGCACTATATAGTGCATTTATTATATCACCAAATGTTTCCTTATATGATAAATCACTCTCATACTTGGTATAATCCAAGTACGACGTTGTGATAAGTAACTGAGGGGTAATACTATTGTCTGCATCTAATATTTTTACTTCAATTGAATGCACCTGCGACGACTCATTATCGCGCAATTGCAATACGTTCATATGGGAAATTCCCGATGCGCTGGGATATTTCATATACAATTGATATAAATCACGAATAAAGTCCCTCAGACGATTATGTGACTCGGCATCGTACCCTAATGTACCGGTTAAAATTTGCAAATCGTCGAAGGTGTCCAATTTTTTATTCAAAGATGAGATCTTGGCGAGTGTTGTGGAAATGCGGCTTGTATAATCGGCCAAATTTGAGGCGTATGTATTGATATTTGTCCTTGCCCAAATATTCGCCGGGATGGCGCCGGCTAGCGGCACCTGCCCCCCAGTAATTAATACATTGCGCGTTGTTTGTGTAATATAAGCATAATAGCCAAAATCGGTTTTTAAATTTCCGGTCTGAGAATTATATATATCGATCGTTTGTTCCAATAAACTGTGGTGATCCCCCATATTACGACTTAATATTGAATTCGCGGTATTATACAGAAGCGACCAAAGCAACGTTTGATACGTGTAACTATTCACATCGATTGCATATGCATCTAATTGTTCGTTTATCAGGTCTTTATCCGCTTGGCTGAGGGGCTCCGTATTATCTGCAGGCAAGGATCGCTGTAGCAACTCGGTCTTGGCCTTTGCTTTTTTATTCGATATATCATCCGATTCCGCCGCCAAAGTTTGTTGGTGGGCATCCACATATTCTTTAATCGTTATATTATCATATTGATCATTCACTAACGCCCGGGTCTTGATTAAATCAAAAAACTCTTTATCTGATTGTACAAATGGCGTCTGCGGTATGCGATCTACCACATATGTGGATATATACGTTTCGACAGTCTCGCTTTGTGTGACTTGACCGAAATATATACGTGTTTTAACACCCACAATACCCAGATGGATCGTTTGTACAGTAATGGTATCGGAAACTCGTTTTAAAAATAGGCGCAATTTAACTATCTCTGCTATACGCGAATCCATTTGTTCAAGCGAATCCAATTTTGGTTGCGCATATAACATATTTTCCTGTGCAAGATATTCCGCCCGCAATAAATCATATTCTGCTTTTTGCGTGTTATACAGCGCATCCAGTTCCAACTGTCTGGATTCCAGGTCCGCAACGGGGTCATAATCATCATCACCAGAATTTGCAGATGCGAAACCTAATTCGGATTGAAACAATTTCTCGATCAACATATCAAGCAAGAGCTCTTTGAATATGCCGCGTAATATCTCAAATAAAGGACCCTCAAGTGCGATGAGATCAGAAAATATAAGCAGTCCAATCGTAATATATTCATACTTCTTTACTAACTCGATGGTTTTGTTCAGGATCAATTGATTCGCGCTAATTCGCGCCTGCGTTTCAGAGAGAAGCGCGGCTTGATTCTGTATTACCATTGTTCGGTATGTAATTTCTACACGTGCCTGTAAAAACTGCATTCGTGTTTCTCGACTCTGTGGAACCACATTCGCAATCTTATTCGATTCGTATAGTTGTAACAATAAATTGAATCGATTTCGAGTTGAAGCACTCGAATTTACACGATAGTTATCCAATGATCCGTCCGAGGTATTATGATGTGTGATTTTATAATTATCAAATAATACCTCTTTATGTTCGGCAATAAACGTTAATAAATTATAATTCGACAAATTATCGATTTCCAGATACCCATTCACATCTTCAAATTGCTGATTTATTCCGAGCTTTCCCTGTACAGTCATTTTGAGAACAGTCGGGTCCATATTCACCATGGTTATTCCAGAATAATTGGATACAATCAACCCTCCTGCAATTTCAGTATCTGCGTTTATAATTTTCGCCGGAAATAATTGGTCAAATCGTGTTTCCTTTGTTTGGAAACAAAGAACGCCATCGATATCTATTATTTTTATTACAAAAATATATTTGTGCAATTCTTCAATATAGGTATAAAGCATCTTTTGGCCTGGATATAATTGGTTGAAGGATTGATTCAAGAACGTCAATATAGAAAATATGCGCCGCGGTATATTTACACTTGCGAGAAACGGATCTGGACTGCGAATTGTGCAATCTTTTATATACGCACCAATCCAATAATTATATTCATCCGACTGAATACACCGCAATGAGTCAAATTCGGATTGCGTACCGCACATCCATGCCGTATTCGTCGATGAAAATGTAACATCAAATATACTGCTATTGAGTGTTTTGTAATTATCGGCCTGTTCGTTTAAACTCATTACCGTATTCGCGATAAATAATTTAAAGGTGCTTGATGATGTTGATTCTGCAAATTTATAATATTCCGCATAGTCATAGAAGTCGATCGTGCTGGAAGATATTGCAATCCATTTATAGACATCATATACGACTTCAGATAGTAAATCGCCGATTTCTTGTAACCGTGCTTTAAGGGGGGCCATCTTGTTCGTCAAACTATTCAATGTGGATTGCACATACACTGATGATATCCATGTATCGACTGTTATATTCGCATCAAAAGACGCGCGTATATACTCGATGAATGGTGCAGTATAACTTGATATGGGTAGAGACGAAAATGTGCTGGTCAATTCTACCGTTTTATCTGTCGCATCATAGTGTGTTATAACTGCAGTTACGTATGACCAAAATCCATATACGTTATTTATATTATCAAGATCTGTTTCAATCGCCACCCTTTCGGCATAAAGTTCAATATTCGCATTAAACATTGGTTTTCGCATGATCAATGTTGAATATGCACTAAAACCACTAGTGGTTCCGGCGGTATCTCTCGCCAGCAGAAATCCACTGGTGAGTATATCGCTTGATAACTTAGTTATATCGGATTGTATCAATTGATTTATAGTACCCGACGCGTTTAACATGATAATCGCCGCGTCCTTCGCAAGTATTTTTATAGGTTGTGACTTGGTCATCAAACCCGAGATCGTTTGATTTTGCATTTCATCTGGGTTATTTGTATCCATCAATGCCGAAGTATATAATACGCGCAAATCCTGTATGGGCGTATTCGTTTTTGTAGAAGTTAATTCATATACACTCAACAGTTCTCCCGCACTAAAGTATTGGTTATATAACCCACTCAATGCCGAACCAAAGGATGCAGTATCATTTATTGTGTTAAAACTGATGTTATTCTGAATGAAATCCGCCATTCGATATACATTCGAACACGTGTTTTGGAATTCATTATAAATTTTTGCAGCCGAATCCACCGTTATCGAATTATACACATCCGACACAATTGTTCGCCCTCCAACAATGGATCGTATGCTTTCAGCCCCACGGGTTGCGACCGGTCTCGCACTATTTGTTCCAAATATCGTATCGTATGTCTGACTATTGTTAGCCGTAAGTAGATAGTCCCTTTCTATAAAATTCCGTATATTACCAGTTTCATATAATTTACGAAAGCTCGCCGAACCAAATGAATCGGTACATATGAATCCATCAAGAACTCCATCTACTGTCGCCATTTGATATATATATAACCTATATATATCAATACACCCAAAAGCGGTTCCTGTGCATTTATTCATCTAAATAAGTTTCATTCAATCGCGCTCTCGTGAATGCACTCATTTTGTACGGTTTGTGTTACCAAATAAGTCAAAATAAATCATATCTACTCGTAACATTTTTACACTGTTCCACAAACTCATCATCGCCCAATACTACAGGCTCTTCATATTTCCCGCGCAAAAGAGCCACCACAATTTGCGTTAAATCATCATATGTCGCATCCAAACGCAGTTTTTCCCCCGTTCGTAAATTAAATACCTGTACCATTCTTGGACTTTCCGGATGCAATATGCGCCATAACCATGCATAAATCACAACTTGCATTCGATGTTCCATAGTAATCTTACTCGTGCATTTTAGTTCCCATAAAGTACTATCCGACACCATATCCACTCTTGCGCAAAATCGGAATCGTTTTTCGTAACTGAAATAGGGGTATAGCGCCGCATCAACTAAAGAATGCTCCGTCTCATGCACATAATGGATCAACGTTTTTTCTATTTCTGGGCAAAATCCATCCCTTCTATTAAACTCATGTCCAAGATTTTCATTTAAGCGCTGTATGCATTTTGCCTTCATTTCGGGGGTAATCCATTTGTATTCTGTGCGACCAATTTGTTTCAGTTTAGAATACAACTTTTCTTGGACAGCTACATATACGTTCGCCAAAAATAAATAGTCAGCCGGTGTCTCGCATACTTCAGGAAGCTCCTTCACCACCCCTTTCAAATAGGAATAACTATTCTCACGCATTTCTTGGACAGCAGTGTTGATGGCCTCTCGCAAAACCCCCTCCCCATCTTTGTGTGTCCCTTGTATCGCATCATAATATATGGCCGGTAAGGCAATCCCATTCAAATCGCTAACGTCCTCAAACAACCCATTTTCAGTTTGTACAATGCGTGGTATATCAAACTCCATAATGTCGGTCGGTTCTACCTCTTGGACAAATATACGGTCCAAGATCGGAGTAACCTCTTCAATCACAGTCTCAGACACGAATTTGATCAAATCTGTCGGCGTAACGTGATATGTTGGTATAATTACGATACTCGAGTCCTCTTCTTGGACACGGTCGTGAAATATAGATTGTGGAATCCCCTTGAAATCAATGTACTCGCTCTGTTTCATTTCGTGTTGCCCACGCTTTAAGAATTCCAAGGGGCGCGAACTATCGTTTTCCAATAAATACAGACCATGTGTCGCTCGCGTGCAAGCAACATAGAGCGTGTTTGGGCACACATCCTTGGGTATATTTCGCGCTGTGTAAAAATACCCTTGGTCAAATCCCACCACGAAGACGTATTTTCTTTGACGCCCTTTCACTGTATGAAACGTCGAAAACACCACTTTTCCATCAATGACTCGTTCATCCATGACGTCTGTCTCCATCATAGGCACATGACATGGAATTCCCGCATCAGTTAACACGTTTTCCATATGCCGAATATGACTATTCGCACCCTTTACCGAGCCACCCAAGACAAATATATCCGATGGACTCTCGCCTTCCGACAAAAGACGGCGTATTTGATACACCACGATTTGTTCTATTTGAAATCTTGGACGGCGAATATAAACTACTGGAATACCGTCGCGACAAGCAACCAGTCTATCATCGCCCAACATGTCTCGATTCACAAATTTCGCCATCTGATTGGTCACGCGATACGACGTCTTCAACGTGCAATCGCGAAATTCATTGGTTTGGAGATAGGGCACTCCATCCCAAAGTCGTTCCGCCATGGTTAAAAATCGTATATCCGCACCCTTGAATTCATAAAGACCCTGCATATAATCACCCAAAACCAGCAGTTGGAATTTGTGCGGCGTATCTTGGACCAATGGATTAGAATCAGAATTTCTGCACATATCCTTCGCCATCTTTACGATCAACTCAAAATATAACATGGTCATATCTTGACATTCGTCCAATACTACAATATCAACCCGTGGTATTGGCTTGCGCGATTCCATGTTCAGCCGTAACATTTGACGTATCCCCGTGTCCGTATGGGCGTCGGATGAATAATATTTGACCGCAAAACTATGATATGTATGGACTTCCAAATTCGACAAACCCATTTCGCGCACCTTTTCCTTAATTTCATGCCGCAACATGGAATTATACGTAAATTGTAAGATTTTCATCCCCGTTAATTCACGCGCTACAGATAAAATCGTCGTGGATTTCCCTGAACCTGCGCACGCATCTACAACGACATTGTGTCCGGCTCGTATATAATCAAGCACAGCCCGTTGTTCTTGGCTCATGGAATGCATTTTAATTCGTTACATGGTGTAAAACTATCATTTTATATAATTTTTACTGTTATTACTTTACCTCGACCTATCGGGCGCAAAATAGTATTTACCAAGTGAGTTAAATATTATTTACATGTTCAATGTATCGAATGGACCCAAATGTATCTCCTACAATGAATGTGGTTTTGATTATAGCAAACGTCATTAATCTTGTTTATAATTTACCGCAAATGGTGCATACTTATCGGACCAAATCAACCAAGGATTTCAATACGTGGTTTATTGTGTTACGAATTGTAGGAAACCTCATTTGGGTCGTATATGCAGTGGAAGTCAAAAGCACACTCATGCTTATCAACAATACCGTATCTGTACTGTCTTCCATATTTATCGGATACTATAAATTTATCAATTATTGGAACAAAAACGCTGTCGCTACCCATCAAGCTGTCGCTACCCATCAAGCTGTCGCTACCCATCAAGCTGTCGCTACCCATCAAGCTGTCGCTACCCATCAAGCTGTCGCTACCCATGATGCCGTGCCGTCGCAATAAAATAGCATTTGTTTATATATACAATCATTCGGCTACGATTCGCTCAGTGTTCCGCCAAATACATATTGCGATAGCCTTGGATCGGAATAATCTTATACCCAAGATTGCGTAAAAAATCAAACAAACTCTTATTTTCATAATTCGATTCAAATAATACCTTGGGAAAATTTGATCGGATCAGCGTTTCAACCCCTCCTTGCAGCACATACAGCTCATTCTCCTCCACGTCCATTTTTATAAACCCAATATTGTCTATATTGTAACTATCTAGCGTTCGAATTTCAATACTTTCAATTCGAAGAACGGGCGACTTCGGATGAAGAGTTGAACCGCCACCATCATGAGATACAATATTCAAATCTTTTATTCCACATTGATCACTTGATCCCAAACCGGTTTGATAACATGTTATGTTTTGTTTCCCGGATAAACATACACCGCCACACAGCGAATAATAAGTCGCCTTTTGGGGCTCAAACGCATAGACGGCACTACTGTAATCCGCCAAACTCAACGCATAGGTCCCGCTATGAGCGCCTATATCTAACATTATTTTATCTTTTCTACACAACTGCTTACACCAGTCGATAATATTACTTTCAAATAAACCGCGTTTCATGTAGTAATCAACATTCACATAAGGTAGAATATGAACCGTCTTTTGATTCAAGGTAATAATTTGATTTTCCGCGGTATCAGATACGTTTTTGGTGGGATTTACCGCAAATAGAAAATAAGGTGTAGTCATTATTTTCTATTTACTTAGAAAACCCCTTTATTCGGTTTCATTCATAATTATCTTTTGCGCTGTGTAAGACGTGTTGTACGAACCTGTTTGGCGAATTTTCGGCTATTTTCAATTCCATACAACAACCGAACCTGTTTTTCCGCTCGAAGCTTGCTCGTGCATTTCGACATGACTCGCTTTGACTTGCGATTAGTCACACGATAACATCGTTTGTTGGGAACCTTGCGAACTGAATATGGCATTATAAACTATAATCAGATTTTTTGTAAAACGAATTTAGTTAAATATAGTTGCGAAATATATCGTTATATTGTAACGATTCTAATGAATAATCCAAAACATAAAATCGGGTTCTGTTTTTTAATCAAAGATCAGTTACATAATCAATCCATATGGAAACAATTCTTTAACAATATTCCCCACGACGAGTACAAAATTTACATTCATTATAAGACAAAATGCGATATATCTTTGCAAAACTACGAATTTATAGATAGTATCCCAACCAAATGGGGGACCATATCATTAGTAAAAGCCACCTTTTTATTATTTAAGCGAGCGGTTGCCGATAATTGCACCATCATGTTTTTATTAAGCGGCGACACACTACCCATGCAACCATATTCGCGAATACGCACAATTAAACACACCATCATCCGTCCCATGAGTTTCAATCCAGCCGTAAAAACACCATTTTGCATCAAATCCTATAGCCGTCTTTCAAGTCCAATGCAGAAAAACATACCTGTGCAACACTGGAGAAAACAACACATGTTTTTCTGTATGACCGCCAACCATTTTGCGATTATCGCAAGCAAACCGAAACTGCAGCATTACACTAACGTATGCATTCCAGACGAATACTATTTTATCAATCAATGCACCTATCTCAAAATACCTTTTGTAAGCGATAAATATATTTATGTTGGACAGACAAATCACAAAACCCAGGCTCTCGATATCACGAATGATATGTTTCGAACAAATAAGGCCGACATTAAACAATTTTTATTTATTCGTAAAATCGTAAATTGCAATGTCGTTCCTGATTATATGTCGTTTATTCAAACGCAATTTGAACTTGCCGCCTATAAATTGTAAATCTGCTTCATGGTCAAACAAAAGGAAAAATCAGTGTGATTCATATTTAATATTCGTCCATGGTCATCCAAAACACGAATATGCAAGCGTTGAATATCAACCGGTCCAAAATACTCTCGTGGTTCCGTCACAAGATTACGGTTTGTATCCACAATAAGCCCAAAATATGCCTGATCAATCGTAATGCGTGCCATGATATCAGGGTTCAGTAAATAACTGCTAAATGCGGATATGAACCCGTTATTCACATTTTTATTATAATCATCCACCGCCAAATACACATACTTGATTGGAGCCGGGTTGATAATGGCATCTGATACGTATATGATATCCTCAGCATAGCGCGGTTTTGTAAAACCCATGTTCCACCCGATACGTGTTGTCAGGTAATATGTTTTCAAGCAGGTTCCGGTCCAATCTGTATCAAAATTCAGCGCAAAATATTGAATCGTCGGCAATACTGCAGTCAATGCAGTCACAGTTACCTTACCTGTGATGCTATCGTATGAAAATTCTATGCACGAAAATGGATCTGTCGCTGTGGGCGTAGTCGAACCCAATACTGCATTCAAAGCCGCAATAAACTCACTATTGCTGTAATTCCCATCCGGAACGGTGAAAACCTGACTATATATAATATCCGGGTCGGCTGGGTCCGCGGGAGCCACATTGATGACTACCTGAAAAAAATTATTTCCGTAAGAGGCAGAAATACCATAAAAATTCACAGGAAATTCGATGGATGAAATCTGCATGGACGCAATTTTGGTTAAACGGGTGGGCAAATTCACCATAAAATCAGTACTTGACGTGGCGTCATAATTCTCGCGAAATTTACTATCAACCGCCAAACTCTGTGTTACAACGCGTGTATTCAGGGGATTCATGTCCCCTGCGTAAAACCGACTCGGATCAGAGTAGTAGTAATTCGCAGTTGTGTGTTTCACAATCTCATTTTCGCGAGATTGTCTGGGTGCAGCGGGAAGTGGTTCCGACGGCAATTCAAGTGTGGTTGTCTGGATTAATGGTTTTGCACGGGTTACATTCGTTTTCATTAACAACTGTTTCCGTGCAGAATCAATAAACTCGATCAACCTTCTCTTTTCGATCGGATCGAATTTACCGCCGTTTAATAATTGCGCGCGCGTCTCATATGCGCGCTCTTCAATCGCATTGGCGTTGTAATTCGGAATTTCATCCAACTGAAAAAAATATTCAATATCTGTATCGGAATAATTGGCTATTTCTAAATCAAGATTATTCATTACCCTTTCGTATAATGTACAAGCCTATTTTTTTCAATAGGTTTTTCGGCATATTCTTTTATGTATTGTTTTTGTATAAACAAAATGACCTTCTTTATACAATGTCCTCATTGCGACCAATCCATCGAAATCATCAAAATAAATTGCCGCATTTTTCGATGTGGTATAATCAAGCAAACCTTTAAGCAAATCGATCCTCATTTACCCAAAACTCAGTGCGACCAGTTGTGCGCAGAAGGCGCAATATACGGATGTGGAAAACCATTTCAGATTGTGCAAACCGGGGAAGATTGGGTAGCCATTATTTGCGACTACATCTAATCACGCTGGCGTAATGTTTTTTTATGCGAATTCTTGGACTTGGATTTCACAAAGGCGGCGATTTCGTCATGCTTCGACAAAATCACATCCACTATCTCGCGATAAAACGGGCGAAACACATGCCGACGTTTCACCATTTGTTTTGTATTAAACCATTGTATTTCGATTTTCTCAAACAATTTGCTGTCGTTTAATAGCGTCTTGTCCATTTTTTCCCATAAAAACTTGTGATTCTGGTTGTAATACTTGGGCAAATTCTCATCATAATCCAATGCAAAAATATGCACGTTGTATGTTCCCACGGTTATTGGGAATACTCCCCCATTCTTTTCTACGAGCCTTCGTAAATCCTTTTCGTCGCCTAAAAATCCCGTCAGTTCTTCGCCCCCTTCACGCATTGCCGTATCAAACGGCGTCTCTTTTCCATCCACTCGCCCACCAAAATCTGAAAACCCTTTCGCACTGTCTTCCATTGGATTCTCCTTACCAAACAGGAAGTGCAAATTATTTTTGTATAATGCGACGGGTAAGATGCTTCCTGCGACCATTTTAATATAAGGAGAAATGATTTTCGTGCAAAAATACCATATTTTTTTGTGCATATAACACAATGAAGATAGCGCTCTGTTTTTGGGGTTTGACCAGAAGTCTAAAATATACACATGCGAGTATCCAAACATGCATTTTAGACGCCTTGAAAGACGCTAATATTGATTATGAAATATTTATGCATACCTATAAATTTAATACTCCTTATCAAAATCCCCGAGCAGGGGAAATTAATATTGCACTCGATTTTGAGGATTATAAATTACTAAATCCAGACCATATTATCATTGACGACCAGGACCAAATTAAGATGAAACTAAACATGTACAAATACCGCACCAAACCGGACCCCTATAATAGTAATTATATTTGCATAGACAATATTGTATGCGCATTGTACTCCAAAATGAAATTGGGCACCATGGTCGAAGACAGCGGTAAAACATTCGATTATGTTGTTTTCTTGCGTCCCGATGTTCTGTATTTGGATAAATTCGACGTAAGATATTTATCGTGGGCCACAAACCACGCCGTTTGTATTCCGAATTTTGCTCTTTTTCCAAAATTCAACGACCGATTTTGTATTGCGAATAACGCGACATACAAAATTGTGGCGAATTTATTCAAACAATTACTTCCATATAGCCAAGAGAATATGATTCATTCGGAACCCTTCCAACATCATATATTGACGTCATTGCACCAATTCGATATCAAATATATACCCATACATTTCAATCGTGTCCGTGCAAACGGTAAAGAAGAGGCAGATTATGGCGAAGTAAAAAATGGTCGCAAATCGGCAAATCTATTGGTTACTATGTCGGGGCGAACTGAGGTAAGTCAGGCAAAGCCCCCTGCCGCAATTCCGCAAGGCCAGTTGGGGGGTCGCGCGGGGGCAAAACTTATGCCTCGACGAACCATGGTCGGTCAGATGGGACGCCTTTCTCTGCACACAACGGGGGCGAAGCCGCAACCGACTCCCAATAAAACGATCCTATAACCGTATTACTTTGACTGTACTAACATCTGCACACGTCTCCACACTTCCAAATAATATTTGCCTCGCAATCTTAATATCCGTGTAGGATATGTTGTTGCGAAGACTATCCTTAATGAATTTTAACGGTGCTTCTGCACCCGCCACATCAAACGCAGCTTTTATTTCCAAATAGGTATTTTCAGACATCAATCGATTTGTCGCAATCTCTTTATGCGGTATGTGTTTCAAAATATGCTCCAGAATTGTGTCCGCCTTTAATCCTCGCTCTTTCGCGATCTCGTGTATGGACTTGTTTTCGCGAAGAAATAAATCAAACGTTACTTCTGACGTCGATCGTGTTTTGCACATTTCATCGGTGGAGATTCGCTTAACGCCGGCGCTATGCAAGCGATCCACGTCGATCTCTTCTTCGACTAATTCTTCGCTACACTCATATTTTGCAAAAGGGTTGGTTTTGGGTGTATCTACTACATAGTCGTGAATGGGCATTTCCGCGTAAAATGCGGCGACTCGCTCGTTCGCGCGGATTCGCTGTGGCTGAAATGCCGACAAATATAGCCCTTCCAATGACTGGACACGCGATAGCGCTACATATGTTTGACCATACTCAAATATCTGCCCTCCTACATCAATATCCGCCATGGATAGGGTGGCGCCCTGTATTTTATGAATAGTCAAAGCCCACGCCAAACATAGCGGGATTTGCCCAATAGCGATTGTGGGATATTCGTCAGATTGTCTATAATGCGGATGAATCTGTTTTGTTATACCATTCGCGAAACGTACTTCGGGAATGGTGGTGCCCTGACTGGTCTCCAGCATTGCAGTAACAACTCCCTGAGAACCATTGCAAATACCCTGGTCCATATCCAAATTCACCGTGCACATCACCACGGCGCCCTCTTTTAATAATAACACTTCTTGGACAGACGACGTGCTGATCAATTGCTGCATTTCATAATCTATTTCCGCCGCAGTCAAATGTCGGCCTTTCTCCATATGTTCCAGCGTCAATGGCTTGTCCGCCTCCAAATAGGTCTTACAATTCCTTTTTTTGATGCACGAAAATTCATATTCCCTTCCCTCCAATCGCGAAAACATCAAATTGTTCAAATAATCTGTCTTCGCACGCGTCGGATACAGTTTTGTAGGCACGCAACCATTGTGATCCTCTTTTTTGAACTCGCGTTTCACGTATTTTTCCAATATTTTCTGGTTTTTTTCGCTGAGTGATGCCGTGCGAATTTGTAGCAATATTTCTTTGTATATCGGGTCCGCCTGGCGGAAAATCGTTTTGAGTTCAATATTGTTCTTGTATGGAAAGATTGATGGCCATAGTGGGCTTTCAAAACAAAACTGCTCTGATGCTACATCTCCTACGCTCCCCACCGGCGGTAATTGATAGAAATCTCCTGCGAAAACCACCTGAATCCCACCAAACGGTGCGTTATTCACGCGAGCCGTTTTCGCAATCACATCCAACACCTCCAATACTTTTACGGACATCATACTCACTTCATCAATAATGAGAGTTTTCACCTTTCGCCACGCCGATTTTACTCCCTTATTTTTTAGGGCGTTCGCCACAATCTGGTAATTTTGTCCTTTGCATAAACGAATGCCGCTCCAAGAATGGACCGTACGTGCATTGCATACTGGCGGCAATAAAATTGCCGCACATCCAGTCATCGCACATACTTGAACGGGGCGCATTTTTGAGTTACATTCGCGCACAAAATATTCAATTAGTTTCGTTTTACCCGTTCCGCCGGGCCCAGTCACGAATATGTTTTCGCCCTGGCGAAACCTCTCAAACGCATACTTCTGCTCTTGAGACAATATTGATAAATCCATGTTGAACTTGTATTTATCTTCCCTATATGTGATTGGACAAAACATCAATTTTATTCGTACGTGATAGCCAAGCAAAACGAGAAATCCATCCCATTTAAGTCCATAGCCACACCGCGCTCATTGACCAATCTCACATTTAATCGCTGCAGGTTCATCGTTCCCGTGTATTTTCGTACATCTGATATAAAATGGCCATCCGTGAATGTATGCAACGTTCTAAATGGATAATAGACCGGATCCACTGGGAAACGCGCCAATATTTGAGTGCTATTTACTGAGGATTCCTGTAACATGCTGACGAATGAATACGGGTTCCCATTCTTAAATTCATCCACGACCAAATATAAATAACGCGGTCCGTACAAATCAATAAAGGCCGGGCTGGTGAGCGTGCTCGATACTGGAATCACATACGCGGGGTCTCTGAACCCCAAAATCCACCCCAATTTATACGTAAAGTTTTGCACCGTGATTGCTCCTTGCATAGTCACATCAAACGCGATTTCGCAAGCAGTTGTCGCGTCAGTGTTAGTAAAAGTACTTCGGTGATTCACCTCTTGATACACAATATTGCTATAGGGAGCCCCCTCCAGCGCAATCTGCGCATTAATCGCAGTCACCAAACTGGGTTCGGTGTATTGGTCATCAGGAATTATTATCACCACAGTTTGTCCCAATATAGTTAAATTAAATACATTGTTTCCTAACGTGGTTGAAATGTTGTAATACGTAATCGGTATTTCTGCACCCATCACCTCGATACTTTTCACCTCGTTGATGCGTTCCGGCAAACTAATGTTGTAATCCGCTACCTTAGTCGGATCATAATCGTCTCGATAGCGCGTATCAATATTCAAAAATTTGGTCTTGGTTGGAGGAACCACATCCGTCATCACCATGTGACTACCATATTGGGTAACCCTGGGATCCATAAATAAATTTTTGGACGTATTATCAAAATAGCGACTCATGATGCCTATATTTTAATGCGCGATTTTTGTTTGATTGATTGAACAAAATTGAAGACTCTTGTAGTGACTGTTTGAATTTAACATCCAATCTTTCAACATGGCTTCGTCGGAAAACTATTGCAAATACTGTTGCCGGTATTTCAAATTCAAGGACTTATATGAGCAACATAACGTCACATGTGAATTCTTCTATCGACGCAGCCGCGCACGTGACCGAGAACTTGACGGACATGAAAAACTGCCCACACCACAAGAACAATTCAAATTGATTCAATATTTGACGTTAAAAGTGTCCAAATTGGAAAACGACGTATTGCGACTAAAGGGTCTCACAGTCACGCGAAAGCGCAGAGTCATTTTAGAATGGCTTCAAAATTCCGGAAAACCAACACCCAGTCTCACATTTCACGAATGGAGCAAAACACTCGATGCCTCGTATGAACATCTAAATGGCGTATTTGAAGGAGATATGACTGATGGAATGAAACGGATGCTGGGTGACGTATTTAGTTATGAAGGGACGGCTCCGATGTGTTGCTTCACCCAAAAAGCAGGAACCATGTATATTTGGAGTACATGCGAAGAGGACCCAGAACCGCATTGGATGGTTATGCCCCATGCGGATTTCGTCCGGTTTGTAAATCGCCTTTCACATACTTTCCTGAGAACGTTTCTAAACTGGCAGCGCGATAATGCGGAGCTCATACGTTCCAGTGAAGAAAACAAGGAGAAGAATATTCAATATATGCGCAAAATCAATGGTTTGGGGACCGCGTACGAAGAGCGTCGCCAATCCGAGTTACGTAAATGGCTATTCGTGAAAATCGCCCGCGACTTTGAGCATGATGTGGAATACGATTATGCATAACTACACCTTCAATTGTGTATGCATAATTTGCCGTAAAATTGATAGTTTTTTTATGTATTAGAATTATAATAATTATAATATTACAGTTAAACATGCCCAAGTTCGTACCCGATTATTTGGCCAAAAAAAACACACATCCTCGCGATGAGTTCATTACGTTCGATGAGGGACCCCATATTTACACCGTCCATGGAAAACAGGGATTCACCTCCGTCACGACTTGGAATCATCACCACTTTTCCGAATTCGACGCGGACTCGATTATTGATACCATGCTCAGGGGGCGCAAAATGCGTGACCCAACATATAAATATTACGGAATGTCTCGCGAGCAAATCAAAGCCGATTGGGACAAAAATCGCGATTGTGCGGCTTTGGCAGGGACGCAAATGCATTACGACATTGAATGCTTTTATAATAAATGTGATGTGCAAAATAACAGTGTCGAATATAAATGGTTTCAACGTTTCGTCGCGGATTTTCCGGAGCTGACCCCCTATCGCACAGAATGGTGTGTCTATTATGAAGAACTTAAACTGTCTGGGTCCATTGATATGATTTTCGAAAACCCAGACGGGACTCTACAAATTTATGACTGGAAGCGATGCAAGGAGATATCATATGAAAATGGATTTGGTAAAACCGCAATTACGCCGTGTATTGCCCATTTACCCGACACCAATTTCTGGCACTATACACTCCAGCTTAACGTATATAAGAATATTTTGGAGCACAAATATGGTAAGCAAGTGACCGCCCTATATTTGGTTTGTCTCCATCCCGACAATCCATACAAAACATATGACCGTATTGAAGTGCCTGTGTTGAAGACGGAAATTAGCGACCTGTTTGAAGTTCGACGAAAAGAGGTCGCAGATATGAAGGATTAATCCATGGGTGGGGGCGTGAATGTAATATGCGGCAAAAATCAATATAAAAATACACCCCCTTTTTTATTTAATCACATGCTTGGATATTCAAATCGATTATTATACTCCACGATTATCGGTGGAGCATTGCTCATTGGGTCGTCCATACCAATATGGAATTTTTTGAGTGGTTATTTTTTCCCAAAACAAGGAGATCCGTCCATAGTAGAGCAAAAAGGGTCACTTATTGTGCTATCTCCCGAAGAAACCTATATTGAAAAATGCAAAACTGCTTTTCTTCGCACTTACCAAGAAAATAATGGTGACGTCACATATAATTCTAACCTTGACGAACGTTTTTTTTCGAAAGAATTGTACGATAAAGCAACGAACGAGCAAAACAGTCCGTTTGAATTGGAGTGGCGGAAACGTATTTGTATGGAATACACGCCGCGCGGGAATATTATTATGTATTACGATGCCTACAAGCGCGCATTTGCCTATTATGCGGATGTCTTCGTTTCGTATGCTGTGTTAAACGCGGCTGCGATGAAATATGTTTCCATGTATAAGTGTCGCCACTTTTTTATTGATGAAGGGGTATGCAGCGAAGTGTCGAAATCCCCATTTTTACATGTCCATGAAATCGAAGACGTGAAAAAAGAGAAAAAGGAGAACAAAATTGACGTGAAAAACGGGCCCTTTTTACAACCAAAACCGAAGGGCGTAAAGGGGAACGTGGATCAACCGCGTATTACCAAGACACCCATTTTGTGCAAGAATAAATTTGTATGCGTTGGGAAAATCCGCAACTTTTCTATTTTAGACAAACCATTGGTTTCTGTGTCCATTTTGAAAAAAAGCGTGAATCCTGTGGATTACGGAAGCTTTAAGGCGTGGCGTAATATGCTACCTACGAAGGGCGATGCTCCTCTTGTGAATTCGTTTTCCGCGCCTTCAACCAATCAATAAATCCAGTGCTTTTTCCCAGGTCAAACGACGAGCCCAGATGCGATTTAGCAATCATATATCCTTGATATTCCTTTTCGGGTAGGGAACGGATGTATTCGTCCAATAATGATTGTGGTGTATTCATGTTCAATAGAATAAAATATGTCTTATTCTTTTGCTGTTTCGTGTAAATCAATTTTGTTTTTACGGGTTCATTTATTCCCATTAAAAATATCAAAATAATATAATATCATGGTTTCTCGTAATACTGAAAAAAAAGGAAAAGGGAACCGAAAACGGAGTTTTAAAAAGCGGAAAATGACGGGAGGGAAAACTACATGGGATTATAGTAGCCCCACATTTATTTCGTTTCAACAAATAACGCCATCCAACCCATGTGAATGGCCACTGGGTACCCAAATTCAAGCCACATCCTTTAAAAAATTGGTCGAATATGCTTATACCAATAATACGGACGCATTTATTCACACAATTCAATGTTGTTTTGGATGGAAAGGACATTCTGCTGGAATGTTGAATACAATCGGAATGGGGTCCAACGTTAGTCGATCTGCGCAAGATAAGACAAATTATTTCGCGGCAAGCGGATTCAAATATTTGTTTGAACCAATTGTGGGTGCGACAACACTACTTCATATTGCGGCGGCATGGGGGAATGATATTATCATTGAAATTTTACTTAATATTGCGAATTTGAATTTTGTTTATGCATCGGACCCGCTCGTTAAAAACAGTAAAATATCAGAAGAAGAATATAATAGCGCGGTTACCGAGGCGAAGGATAAATTTGCGGACAAATACAATGTTAAAGAGCTATTTGAGGGGATCTATACGCCATATCATTCGCTATATGCGAAACAAGTGATGTCTGAAGGCGGTGTACCATTAGATAATGAGATAAACTTGTATTCATCTAAGATTTCATCTAACCCGATTCGATGTGAATTATTATTTTTACCATATAATAGTTTTCTGACTACCATATCGATTGATGAAGACCGTGCTGCAAAAGTGAATGAATTAATAATGGGTACTCCGTACGAATTGGTATATGATGATGCGGCTGATGTGCGTTATATGCCCGCCATGGTAAAATGCACTGCATTGGGTGATGCGATTGATGATAAATTCTGCCCCTATGTAGCCAGCGGAATCTTAGGCACCAGTTCTGCAACTGGGATTATAAGTTCGGAATCCGACAAAATATGTTCCTTGTTTGGTGCGGCGTTTAACTCAGTTAATACAACCAATCAAATACGAGATTTCTTAACTGCAAAAATATGCGATGTGTTGTTTCATTACGCGTTTCGCGATGACCAAGCCGCATTTAATAAAATTTTAACATGTGCGACCAATCTTTATCCCGACGGAACAGATGAATTATGTAGTATTCTGCAATCGCGCACGCAGCAATCGAACGGCGCGCAATATACACTTTTGCATATTGGTGCAATTTATGGTAATATCAATATTGTACAACCGTTGATTGACTTGTACAAATCGTGCAATGAGGATGATGTTAAATTACTTTTAACTCGGACCGAGACCAATACCATGACTACTATAGAGACAACTACTGTAGAGACCAATACACCCACTACTGTAGAGACCAATGAATCGCCACTCATAAAAGAGCTTAAAAATAAACTGCAAGGGTCGAATAGCGCTCGTGTTTCTGCGATACCACCTCCTCCTTCGCGAACACCGCCTCAGCCTCCTTCGATGCCTCTTCCTTCTCTACAGAATGTTATTCATTTTCCAAGTGTGTTGGAATGTTTATATACACGTTCTGATGTGAAATTATCTATATTTTATGGAGCTGCGCGTAAAAGTACTCCTTCGGATTCGTATTCCGTTCAACAATTATTCAATGATATCATATGTTCCGGCGCAAAATCCAATACATTATGTAGCGACTATATCGACATGCTTACCGAAATTTATTCCGACAATACTGACCGGATAGGCACTATAGTTGCAGAATTAAATAGGCTCGATGCTGGATCTTGGATTTCAAGAAAGTCTATTTTAACATATACAGACGGCGCCGGCGAATATGCGTCATTTATACGCAGTGATAAATTAATACTAATTGATGGAACTACCAAATTTGCAGTAGCTACTGGGAATATTGCGATGCTAATTGGATCCGCTGTAAAAGATTTCAGTGTTAATGCCGGCTCCGTAGTGAAGGACTTGGGTGTTAATGCGAGCTCCGCAGTAAAAGGTGGTATCGTGGGAGGTATCACATATGTTACAAGTATAGATGGGTCGTCGTTTTGGGGAGCATGGGATGCGATTACCGGACGATTGACTGTTATGCGTGATCGCGCGGCTGCTCTTACTGCTACTGCTACTGCTACTGCTACTGCTACTGCTACTGCTACTGCTACTGCTACTGCTACTGCATATCCATATAAAGTAGTCATGAACGCCATGATGAAATTTGTCGATAATACCACCGAAGATGCTTCTTCAAAGGTTGTGAAGCCAACCGCATCTACCTACGAAATACCCGCCTCACTATATATCTTTAAAAATCAGAAAAAGCCCATGCTTTACATACTTGGATCCAACCTGGATGCTGCTGTAAATACTGACGCACCTCGTATAATTTCATTCGATGCGACCGGCGCCCCCATTACTCCCGCATTGTTGGTTCGTAGCAAAAATATCACGTCAGATAACGTATTTTTGCTGGCCGATAAGCAAAATAATCTTATTGTTCAAACAAAGGACGATGAACTAATTCGATATACTATAACAGCATAGGCGTAAAACATGATTTATTCAATCAATCGTGTTTTATAGGCAACGTTTTACTCCGAGATACCACATGCGAACGGTGTCTGTGCCGTCTTGGATTCATTTTCCTGATTCAAAAACTTCACATCCAAATAAGTACAGCAACTCGCAACACTTTGCAAATATTCCCCCTGGGAAGTTGCTACATTCAATTCGGCCGGATTGGTTTTCGTTGTGGGATTTGGATACGGCTCTGAAAACGATTGGGGTGTGTTCAACCAATTCTTAAACATTAGCGGTGTGGTGGTGCAATTATTGCACACCTTATTTTGGACCACAACACTGGGACATTGCGCATTTGGCGCCACAACACTGGGGCATAGCGCATTTTGCGCCTTTCGTTGCGTATATTCGTCACTTGTTCGGTACAAAATATTACCTGCGCCCGGCTTCACGCTTGTATAGGGACGTGGGCGCCATATCCACCTATATTGTGTCCGAATCATACCATCATTGCTCAATACAGCGGATTTTATCACATTGGGGTCATTCGTGCAAAGTGCATTCACCAACGGTGCCCGGTAATATGTATCGCAACATCCACCATATCCCTTTTGTGTGTCTCCTCGCATATTTGTGGGAGGAATTGTGCGAGAGCGAACTCCCTGACCAACCCATCCTTGGTTACGCGTTCCACCGATAATGGAAAATTGAGGTACATTCACACTCATGTTATTGTATTTGGTCGCGGTCTTCTTTTTTAATGTAGCAATAGACATCGTATATATAGTCATCATATTTTTCAAGGGAAGTTGTTAGTCGTCTTCTTCTAATAACATGGCACGTATCGCATCTAATTCGCGCATTTCCTCGTCTAAAATCGCATTCATCTCCTCGTTTTGCTTCTGCATTTCGCGCAATTTCATACTTCGCGCCTTGCTTCGCCCCAATAAAGACAGCGGTTTCGAATTTAGTTTTAACTTAATTTCATTGGTCTGCCGACCGGGTGTGGCTAAATGGTAATTTATATCATTGTCCTGCGACGAATGTAACTCCTGAACTCTTCGCGGGTTTAAAACGCGCGGCTTCTGTTTCAATCGCTGCAGTGTATTTTCAACCTGATTCGCACCCTTTTCGTGTATTACGAGCAACTCCTTTTCAACTGTCGGATCTAATAGTCGCTGCGTACCTCGACGCCTTGGTTTTGATATGGTGGGTTCATGTTTGACTTCGCGCAACTGCACTACCTCTTGTTTTGTAATATACGGTTTGGTTAAAGATAACTCCGATCGATTTCGACGACTGCGACGCGTCGCTAGCAATTCTTCGCGCACATTCGCTATGGTAAATGTCGCATCTGCGTAGTCATCGTCTAACTCGTAACGGATATCTTCCTCTTCATCTTCTTCGTGATTTACTAAACTCATTGCGCCCCGTGTATTACGTTTTAATTTTCGCAATAAATGCTCCACCTTTTCAGAATCTTTGTGTAATTGCTCATCCATGTCGGTTAGTTCATAACTATCATAAAGACGTTGTTTGCGGCGCATGCCTCGCGATTGATTCAATAATGTGTTGTGTTCATTCGCCGTTTGCTCCGAATCCTCCGTATTGCGTGGTAATGTAACCGGCAATTCCAAACTATTTTTTCGGGTTCCAATGTAGCCCAACGTATTTATAATCTTCGTTTGATTATCGTAGTCATCGTCGTGTATCTCGTTATATATGGACATTTCTATGGTACCCTTTTTCGTATGACTATGCGAGAACACATGTATTTCGGGCGTCTCTACGTCCGTCAATGCTACATCGGTCCCTATATTAATTTTAATCATATGTTCATTGCTAAAATTGGGGAATGGGTGTTTCGCCCGTTTGCTCTCATTGGGTTTAAAATAATTCGACGGTTCTTTTTCAACGGCGGGTACTTCGGGTGTGGTAATATCCAGATTCGCAAGGAATGATGTAAAGTTCAGTGGTTCTACGTCCTCGGGAAGTAATTCGTTCAATGTTTCGGTCAGTTTCTTCAAATATTCTACCATTTTATCCACCTTTTTATTGGCTTTGGCGACCTGGTCTTGTTCGCGTTCCAGGTCATTCACGCGAGCATACAAGATATTGGTGTCTGCGATAAATCGTTCCGTGTTTTCCAAAAAATTCAATAGCGGGATTGTCCCATCTTTCCCCGGATTTGATATTTCCTTCAATACGTTGCTATGTTGTCCATTTACGTAAGCCGTTTCTCTTAATTTTCGACTCCGGCGTGATTGTATCGGCGGCATTCTTATACTAAAAGTATTATTTTAATTTCGTCAAAATAACCCGTTATTTGCCGGCTCGATTATACAAAGAATCACATATGATTGAAAATGACCAGTTCCCATCATTCAAATCTACTATATCCCCTCGATCATTCACCAATTGCACCGACATTTTCGTAATATTCACTGGCCCAAAAAACTGTCGCCGGTTTTCCTGCAATGCACCACCAAATTCGGCATATATTTCGCCTCTCTTCAGTGAAGATGGTTTCAATGGAATCAATGCGAAGACATCTTTCAAATATGGAGGGCTCGAGTACAATTTGGAAATGGTCTGGTTGTTCAAATTATCATAATTGATTCGATTGGCTGCTACATTGCGTTTTTGCGACAAAAGTTGGCTTGTTTCGATTGAATTGAATAATCCGACTTGCGAACTCTGCGTTTCCTGGTTATATGTATATTGCGCAGGATTCGATGACTTGGGCAGAGACACTTGTGTAGGAATGCTCTCAACCGTCACCACCCCATCATTCATGTGGTTCTGCGTATAATCATTCAATATGATGTATAAATCCTTGTATAAATAAATATCCAATACACTATCTCCGGACAAGGTGGTTACTCCAGTTGTACTATTATACGTATATGCATTTTCTTGGACATAGGTTGCATTATTCGGATCCGTCGGCGCTAAATTATACATTTGAAAGTTTTGATATCCCAATAGCCAGCCAATCGTCCAATCCCATTTGGTCGCATCCAATACCGAACCACCGGTCGTCGGAATGGTTTGTAATTGCACATCATTCACATCGAAAAATATTAGTTCGTAATCGTCTGAAGTGTATGTTTGATTGACTACTATTCGCATTTGTGTATATTCGTTGCCGGCATTATCGTAGTAGGTTGTGAGAAATGACCCCTGTGTCATTGGATTGTTTGATAATTGGGTATTTATTTCATTGTACAAGTCAAACACACTGTAGCTACCCGGTGATAGCGTGACCCGGATATTATTTGTTCCGATACTATCGAATAGCCCCCTTGTGCCTGAAAGGGGATATAGCCCAAATTCGTTGTTTTTGGACGTGATTTGAATCGCCGTTGTTAAATCCACATAGGGAACCTCTTCTGCGATTACTTCCGCATAACTTGTGGCTGATGTCGATGTCGATGTTAATGCATAATAATTGTGTTTAAATCCGAGATAGATATCCCACGATGCGTCTTCTAATTCCATGGCGTAATCGTTTTCAGTCAATTGGGTCGTAATCACATAAGTAAAAGAACAGTTTGTGGATGTTATATTGACTCGGCTTTGCGACATATTTAACCCGTTCAGTGCATCTGTTTGATTTCTAATTCCTGAAAATGCACCATTTATTGCCTGGTTTAGTTTGGTTATATTGCTGTATGTACCGTGCGGCAATTTCAAAGTATATGGCGGCACTGCGGAATGTCCCAAACCGGGCTTGGGTGTAACTAGAACCGCGTCATTCGACCCATCTATTATATAAGGCGCGGTGGTGCCTAATGCATTTGTAATTATATTTGAAGCAGGCGTTATTATATTGATCGAGGTGGGTAGTCCAAACAACGTGTGTAAAATGCAGTTTGTGAAATCCAAAATATAATCATATTCGTCGAATGTGGTTGATATGGTAGTATGCGATACCACTTTTCTATCGGTTATGGTATAATACATTTCCGCATCCAGAGAAATATTTGACGGTAATGTTGTACCCGCGATCGCACTATTTATTGCCGAATTTGTATATTGCGTGGTTCCAGTGTTGATTCCCACATATTCATTCATTGTATATCCGTCGGGAAACCCGAGAGAACTGGATGTGGGGATTGTTATGGTAATGTTGTTCAGTGGCGAAGAAGCAAAATAGTCCTTGATGCATGTATATTTTATCTTGGGCGTTGATAGGATAGAGTATAATGTCTGCGTGGGGGTTGTTTGTCCCATTAATATATTCGGTTGTGCTTCCAATTGCTCGTCGTCAAACAAAAAACATGAATTAGAACCCGTCCAAATCGGAGGTGTGGGGATGCTGCTTTCGTCGGGGAATAGGACCACCGTTTTCATATTGGGCGATTTTGTAGTTGTAGCCGGGTTCAAATACACTGTTAAAACATATTGACGCAGCGTTGTCGTTACACCAGCCGCATTTTTGTAAGAGGTTTGCTGTAGCTGCAACTCGGAATTGTTTGAAATATATGGGTTCGTTCTCAATGCGGTGTTTATTAAATTTATGATTTGTGCGCGTGTGTATGTATTCGAGGTTGTGGTATAAGTCACGGTAATCGTGTCTAATATCACAGAAGTCGCCGCATCATAATTACTCGGACCTTGGTAATTGATTATTGTAAAATAATTGTTTCCTTGCGTTAGTGTGTCGTTTATTACGACGGTAAATACATCAGTGTCGTTATATGTTTGCGGTGGCCCCGATGTAGTACCCGTCACAGCCAATGCATATTTAAAATTGGAATACAAATTGTACATGGGATATACTGTCACAACATATCCCAACATTCCCGGAATCGTTGTATTTCGCGTACTCGCATTAAATGGGCTACTTGCTGTTGAAAAATACAAATAATAACTGCTCTCGGTATAAACGTTTTTGATGTCTATGGTAAGGGTCGCCTTTGCGGTAAGATCATTATATGCGATATTAGTTGTTCCAAAATTCACCTCTGGGTTTTGCGACGCGACATTGGCTATGGACGCATTTATCGCGATCATTAATTCTGGAATATTATATATTCCGGGAGACACGTTAAACATAAAACTATATACACCGCTTATTCCCGGCGAAACTCCATTCAAGTAAAAACTGTTCGCATTATACACATTGCTAATATTATACCATTTATATGGTATATTTATAGAATGTAGGCGCATTGAAACGACCTTTGTTAACGGAGATGATAAATTAAAATTGAAATCCGTTGAATTTGGATATGTTGTATAGTCTCGATATTTGCTTTGAATATACACAATTCGCGTCGTGGTTTCCTTCAACAATGGATTCACCTCACTTTTTGTGTATTCCAAATTTGTAGTATGCGTCGTCGCAGTCGATACTTCCCTTGCCTTTTTTACAAATGCAGGTTGATTTTTGGTTTCAGGTACATTATCCGACAAATCCTTCGTATCCATCCCTTCCACGACATCTTCCGTGTCGCTGTTGTCGTCTGTTTCGAAAAAACGACTATACACGTTTTCAAAAAAGGTTTCCAGCTGTCCCGCTTCTTTATCCTCCTGCTCTGAATATTTCCTTATCATCATCAATATTTTCGCTTCTAATTCGCGGTCGCTCGGATTATTTAAATCTAACATGTCGTATAATTGCGAGTCGCTATATTCATTCACATCGTATAATTTTCCGTCGTCGTCATTTTCCATGAAAAATATATTTATATTTGTTTATAATTTCCGTTTATATTTATTTATTCTGTATGTATCGTATTCTATGCTTGTAATCTGGTTTTGAACATGGTTTTGATATAATCCACTAAATCCAATTTCTTCGAACACCGATACAGCATATCAATCGGAAATGCTTTGATTCCGCGCAGCCGTTTCATATGTCTCGACCCTGTAAAACATAATACGTCAAATACCTGCATAATTTTTTGCTCGCCTTCCGTCATCTCGATTCTGTCGATGCGATGTTTTCCAAAATACGAATATCTGTTATAATTATCGTCGCTATACACGCGATGTTTTTTCACGAAAGCATGGTTTCTGACCATGCCTATACCCATAATTTGGTTGGTGCTGTTGTTCATCTCTAAAACAAATAATATAGCGTCGGGCACCCACTCGGCACTATTCAATTCTGGTGTAGGGTAAATGCAATTGTATTTGGTATTGGCCTCGCGATATGCTACATTTTCGCTCCACGTTTTATCATCAAAACGGGTTGTTACTAGGTGTCCATTCATATTTCGGACATATTCGCGCAATTCTGTATTGCAGCGCAATTCATTGCGGCGGCGCTGCTTCGACTTGGAATAATATTGCTTTATAGGTGGTACTTCTTCACTGTCCATTTTGATATGCGATTTGATAGATGTGATGTATTGCGGTTTTTATATCAATTTTGTTTCTTGGACATGTGTAAATGAATCACCATATTGTTCAGGTCCATGACGAATCGCATTCCGAAGATAGCCTCGAACAGCAAGATCATTTGTATGAATCGCGATTAGACTACGAGTTGAATCAATTTCGAGAAGCGGCGAGCGCTTTTGTACCGACAAGCCAATCGTCACATTTACCGATTTACGACTATAGTAATAGCCCGATTACTTTATCCGAAAACAATAGCGACGACGACGACAACGAAACCCGATTTAGATCGCTCACATTGGCTGAAGTGGAGCAATCGATAGACAAACAATACGACGATACAGACAACAAATATTCCAGCGAATTGGATATTTTGATAACCTACATGAAAGGACAGAAAAACCTGTATTTACAATCGCATTTACTCTCTCAATATAAGCTCAATTTACTCATGATACCCGCACTTCTCATCTCTTCCGCAGTTACCATTTTCGCACCATTAATACAAAATTATTATTGGAGTGGTGGCGTTGTCTCTGGATTAAACGCCTTCATCGCAATGCTCATTTCGCTGGCCAGTTATTATAAATTGGAATCATCGACCCAAACCTTTTATAACACGGCATTGCAATACGATAAATTGGAAACATCCCTTGAATTTGTATCGAGCAAAATCATTTTTATGGACGACCTATCTAATTTATCCAAGGTTGTCTTTGAAAAGGTGAATGAAATTGAACAAAAAATCGCGGAAATTAAAGTTTGGAATCCATTATTTATACCCAATGAGGTTCGACAAATATTTCCGGTTATCAGCCACATTAATATTTTCTCCTTTATTAAGCGAATCGAGTCAAATAAAAAGATTTTGATAGCCAAATACAAGGATATCAAAAATGAAATTCGCTATATTTTATATCGCCGTTCGAAAAAAAACAACAGCAAGGTCGATATTGATCGCCATGAAAAACGTCTTCATTGTTTATGCGAAACCAAGGAGAAACTCAAGGAAGAGTTGGGTCATTACCGCAATGCATATAGCCATATCGATGAGATTTTTACTATTGAAATCAAAAACGCAGAAAAACAGAAAAAATGGTTTCAGTGTGTCCGCGAATCGTGTTCAGATTACGACGGTTTAGCCAAATACAACGAAACCAATCCTGTTGTGGATAAATATATGCATTATATATTTTCTTAACGTGCCACTACCATTTTCCAAAACCACGGGTTGTTATGTACTAATTTCACATTTTGCCCTTGTTCAAAACGGTCTAATACATATGCACTATTTGTATGTTTGGTGTTGATATACATATCGACCATCACACGCTTATGACTCGGGTCCATATGAAGAGGAATCTCTGTAATATTCACAACCTTACCAATATTCCATTTTTCAAATTTTTGTTTTATATATTCCACGCATAGCCCATTTTCTACGCGTGGAATGCAAAGCGTTTTCCGAATTTCCATTATTGAGAATTGTATGTTTATTGGGCCACTATAGCTGCCGTCTTGTATCAATTTTATCAATGGAACTATTTTAGTTCTCTTGATAAGCCGAATCCCACGTGTGTGTATAAGATACAAACTTTTACGTCTTATGAATAATTAATATATTCATTTACGTTTTCCCATTATTGCTGTATCGCGTAACCATTTCTACTGAAATTCCATATCAGATTATTCGTGGTTTTCTATTTCGACATTCGTGCGGTTGCGATACACGTAGTCTATACCTCTTTCTTTATGTTCTTTGCATTCATTATTACGTATGTCGTTTAGACCTGCGAATATTTATCCATTGAAATACTAATGGAGAATTCTATATTGGATGAAGAAGGTTTAAACATTTCTTGGACAAATGAATATTCGCGCACATTGCACACAGATACAACCGAATCCGCCGAGCTCATGGAATCTATTTCTGTCCATTTCCTCTTTGTGAATACGCAGTTCGAAGTATGCAAAACAATGGTTGAGCAGGTTCCGTTGCAAATCTTGGACAATCGGGCATCTCTCTTATCGGAAGAGGTTTTGATTCAATTGTTAGAATCCATGCGTAATTTCGGCGGAAAGCGCTACCAATGTGATCAAATTATGCAGTTTTGCATTGATATACATCCAGACAAGCTGTTTTCTTATATGGATACAGAAAAATCGCCATTTCAAGAACCAACTCGATTGAAAATCTTGGACATTCCTCGTTCTATCACATTCCCTCCGTCGCTATTTATCTTCCATTCACTGAATTCGGTTTGGATAGTCATGCAAGAATTGATCCCGATTGAGCCCAAGACGGCATCTATTTTAAAAAAAGGTGGGTCTGCGAATACAGTACCTAAAAAAACAAAACGTGTGCGTATATCCAGCGTCCTTCCCAAACATCATACAAAAACGCAAAAACGTATTTTATAAACCATTGAAGAATTAAAATGTCCTATTTTAATTTCTCAATGGTCAGATTCCAGTAACGATTTGAAATGCCGCTCTTTAGAGCGGTCCATTTTAAATATTCGCTGGTATAAACCACTTAATGAGACCTGTTGTATGGATAGTATCTCCATCACAACATTATGTCTGACCCGGATTTTCCATTATTGCTACAACCCTGCAAAATCCGCGTTTTGCAGGACAGTTTGGGCTATTATTACGATCATTTGACTTTTTCCGATCGTAGAAAGGGGGATTTTTTGCCGGTTTTAACCTCGACTGTGCGAGATATCTTGGACACTCTTCGTCAAGAAATATCTTCAGGGGGCGATGAAACGATTCAAAACGCCATTTATCTATCCTTGTTGGATACCTTATTTTCATCCATTGCCTATGTTCGCGACATTCACTGCGGACTTGGGCTCCGCACAGCGACATATGCGATTTTGACCACGTTTTACGATTATTATCCAATGCTCGCATTGTCTGCTCTTCGCAAGTTGGTCGAAGGAGATTATTACAAATTTGGGTACGGATCTTGGCGCGATATTTGCGGTTTGTGTGAATATATCAGACTCAATTCACCAAGAGGTGTAGCTCATCCGTTCATTGATTCTGCGGTTGGCTTCATGAACGAAGCCATTTTCGCAGACTGGACGTCATATCAAATAAACGGCCTATGCTCTACCAATGTGGCGAAATGGGTTCCTCGAGAAAAATCGAAATATGGGTGGCTGTTCAATCATCTTGTTATGGACTGGTCTTGGAGACATTGCCCACATATTTTACAATCCTCGCGATCGTCTTCATCCTGGTCGTCGGCTCAGTTAAAATGCAAAATACATTACCGGAAAATAGTTAGCGCACTGACTCGATTTGTCTCCCCCATGGAAATCCATATGTGTGCGAAGCAATATGATAAGGTTGATGTTTCTCAGTTGAACAACAATGCTCTTGCGCAAAATTGGGATGTGCTTTTCAACCAAACCGAAAGCCTTGATGTTTTGCATCCGGAATACGATCGGCAATTGTGTTGTGACCAACTTTCCCGCGCAATGAAGGAAGATGTGGTCGGTGGAAATGGAAACCGGGATTTCGTGCATAAAAATCGAAATAGCCTCCAGTTTTCGGATTATATTGGTAAATACGTCAAACGCGCAATTCGATGTATTCAAAAAATTGAGTCTTTTTCAGATCAACCCTCCTATTCTTGCCGATTAAGTGATGAAATCAATGTGCTGAACAAAAAGTGGTCGAAAATTTCGCATCAGTGGAACAAAACCAATCTTATTCAGGATAATGATTTGGCTATTATTTGTTGCAATTCGATTTCTATGCACGATCCGCGAATTCACTTTGTGATTGCACAAGCGTGTCTCGTCGCCGAGTGGTCGGGGGTGAAACGTATATTGTTTTCGGGGCACACACCGATTTGGATTAATTTGGATATTTGCGACGGGTTTATAGCCAAAATACGCGCAATATATTATGCGATTCGCCACGAGACGCTCGTTTGTTCCGATCGGGAACGTGCATTGGCCTTTTTGGGAAAGGATCACCCATTTTCACCCATATTTATTACCGAAAATGGATATTCTATTCGTGTGGAGGACTGTGGCGAAACGCCGTATTACACTTTGTGGTCGTTATTGGACCAACCTCGGTACCAATCCATACACGACTGCTTTGCGCAGGTTGTTGGTAGTTAGCGCACTACGCAACGATGTATTTCTTCATAATCTCCCGATCTGTCCGGAGTTCGCGCAATGTGTTTTGCGCCTTCTTTTTGTCCATATTTTCTATATTTTTCTTCGCCAAAACATTGGGCGCAATATGTTTATTCATAATATTATATTCGTCTCTTGCTATATTTGCGAATAGACCTTGTATTTCTTGTCGCAATTTATCCGGGGTTGAACGGGTTACTGGGTCGCTTAGTATATGACGCTTCAATAATTTCACATATTCTTGCATAAAATATGTGTAGCGGGTGGGTGGCGGTCCATTGAATATTTGCGAAATTGCGGCCTTTGCCTGCTCCTGTATTTCCGGATCTGGCCTGTTTATTTCAGGAAGGTCATTTAACATGCTGCTGATATCCGTTATCACTAATTCCTTTAAAAACATCGCCGACACACCATAAGCGTCCCACGATACATGTGACGTCTTTACTATATCCCAAATTTCACCCCATGTTTTTCCTCGCATTCCTTCGACCCACGCGTGCAATCGCTGTGAATAATCTGCGCATTCTTCTTTACTAAACAATTTATCTTGCAAAAGGTTATTATTCTTCACAAACAGATTGCACAATTCTTTGAGCTCCGCCACATTTTTTACCTCCTCTGTCCATTTTTCCTTTTGCAGTTCGCCACCTTTTACCGGTTGAACTACACGTGCGATATGCGATAAGATATTGATTTCGATGCACCACGGTACATAGCTTTCCACACGGACTCCAAATGGGGTTTTTCCGGTCTGGTTGTAGTTGGTTCGGTCGAGATTTTTAATTTCATAAGACAGTCCAAAATCGATAATTATAAACACATCGTTTTTGGGATCGCGCATTATATTATTTTCTTTGATGTCTAAATGTAATAATCCCGCTTGATTCAGCAGATGCACGCTGTTCAATAAATATAAATGGGAATTACCCATCGTTTTCCAGTATTTTTGCAAAACTGCGGGTGTGTTTTTGGAAAGCAGCACACGTTTGAAATAATCATCCAAGGGTTCTTTGCCTACATAGCGGATTTTACTTGAAACATAGGTTGTTTGCTTTTTCGACTTGGCTATTACGTCGCATTTTTTCAGTTCATCATTATCGATTGTCGATATATTGATCGGGCATTGCTCGATTACGGGAGCAAAATAGTATTGATAATTCGGTATCCCCTTGATAATTTGTCCGGCTTTATATTCAACTTCGCTGCTCTTGTCCTTAATTTGGACTTTCGACAAAAATTGGGCGGAACCCATTTTTTGACCACTGCATGTGATTGATGGACGATAAGCGCATCCATATGTTCCTTGCCCAATGATTCGAAACTCTTTTTTTGATTCTTTTTGCTGAGTCATAATTATTTACTGTTATACTATTCTGCGAAATTATACAGGCTGTTTTTTCGCTTTGTATAAAACCTGGTCTTGTATGCCTTCTTCAATTTATCCGACATTATCTGTGCGTCCATGATTCCTCGATGCCCCTTTATGTCTAATAGTTCCGCGTAAATGTCGTCCTGGCGCGTTTCGCAAAACCAATTGTATCCTTCGGATTGGGATAGGGATATGCGAGTATCGGCGCGCATTTTGGACTTGTTGATTTGGGTACTTATGTAGTATTCTATGTGAGTATCGATAATGTCCAAGAACTCTTTGGTAAAACGATTGCTGTGCCGTTTGGGTTCTGTTTTGCATTTTATGGGTTTCGACTTGGTCACATTTTTTCGGTGATAATATCGTGCGCTCTTAAACATCTTGTCCAGAATGTCCCCTTCAAATCCGTTCCGTTTCATATTAGTTATTTCCAAATTGATCTGCTCTTTTATGTCGGGCATTTCACACCACAGGTTCCACTCCGATTTAAATGTCTTTCGGGCTGCATTTTTGTGTTGGGTGGCGAAGGCGGATAGGACTTGACCAAACTCCTCCGTAAAGTCAAATCGATACTGCTGCAATTCCACAAGGCCGGTTAAATCTTCTTTCTGCAATTCCACAAGGCCGGTTAAATCCTCTTTCTGCAATTCCACAAGGCCGGTTAAATCTTCTTTATGCAATTCCGATTGAGAATACACCATTTCTATTTTGATTGATTGTTTGTAGCATTGGATAGTTTCCAAAAAAACTATTCAATTTTGTTACATATTGAATCACGCTCTCACTCGGGGTCGAACCGAGGACCTCACGATTAACAGTCGTACGCTCTAACCAACTGAGCTATGAAAGCAACACCTCCGCCCAAGCTCCTATTGGGATTTGAACCCAAGTTTCAGGATTCAAAGTCCTGAGTGATAACCGCTACACTATAAGAGCATATACTATTTACATTTATTCAATATTTACACGGGGGTTGCACGGAGAGGGGTTCGAACCCTCGCATCATTGATAGTGGGTCTTAAGTCCACCGCCTTAGACCACTCGGCCATCCGTGCTTACATGCTCCTACGCGGGCTCGAACCGCGGACCTCTGCTTGACTCAATGCGCTAATTTCTGCTTATAAGAACAGCGCTCTAACCAACTGAGCTATAGAAGCTTTTCGTCCCCCCTGGACATAATAATGATGGGGCAATCTTTATTTCATTATAATCATTATATATATATTACAGGTTTGCATGCATAAACGTATGGGTTCTGTATTGCAGCAGGGGGGTTCAAAAGACCCCCCAAATGGCCTTGTGGAATTGCAACAGTCCAAGAATAGTTGCGATATGGAATCACCATTTTCCGGTCATCGCACCTTTGTTCTTTATCTGGAACCCATTTTAAACCCCTATTTTCAAGCCTACCAAAATATTATTACGTTAAGTTGTATTCCCGAGGGTGCTTTACGACCCATGGTCACATCCATTCAGCCGCCCAGACTGTCTCCTTTTACCGATGCAGGGCCCTTCTATTCTGGGTTCCCAAACTGCTTCCCCGCCTTGCTGCGATATCCAACTTCAGTAGTCGGGTCGGGTTCGTCCGCGTTTAAATTGAATAATGCCTTTATGGGTGCCGACGATATTCCTGCCGTGTTTGATTTTTTATTGACTCATGACTATAATGTGGATACATCGATTACCTCCATGTTGCAAGACGGTCCTGTTGTTGTTGGCGGGGTATCCGACAAGCGATTTTCAGGAGAACGTAGGATGATTGCGATGGTCACATATCGACCCAATTGTCCAAGATAACTCTTTCCAAAAGATTGCTGTATCAGAACGCGCTCATTGTACAATTGGCTATTTAGTAATCATTCTCATAAGAATATCTATATATTCCGTTCAAAACGACGACGATCTTCGAGCCGCGTTCCAATATTCTGGATATACACCGATGAATATTTAAATCCGCACACCCACCAAAGGTGGGTGTGCGTTTTAATTCATTTATCGCTAACGGTTACATTGAAAGAAATAAATAGCACGCCGAAGGCGTGCGGATTTAAATCTTCAATGGTGTATAATCAATATTGTCCAAGATATGCAAAACACCATTTTATTTGCATTTTGTCTTATATATGAATATTGTATGACGGGAATACGTGTGGTAAGTAGCATTTTACATTCAAATATAACGGGGTTCAAGTTGATGGACCTACATAGGCACATTGGATCCAGTCGAATTTCAATCGTTACATCCAGCGCAATCCTGCACACAATATCGATTGAAAAACCATTTCGCACACTTGGGTATGGGAGTGTCTTTCTTAGTGAAATGGAAGACTATTTGAAATGCATGCATTCTATTCGCGATATTCGCCTTCTTGCATGGCAACCGCGCGGTTCGTACAATGTCGTCGATTTTTACAAAAAAAATGGCTTTGATATCTCATCTGAACACAGCGATACATACGACGACTCGTCTATTTTATATGACCTGTATCCTATGTGTAAAATACTACCAGACAAATAATCTGATGAACCATTCTGATCAAATTATTTTATAACCTGTCCAAGATTGCATTTACACAACATCCTATATTTGATGCACAACAACTCATGTATTTAGCTATAGTTGTCTTTGCCGTTATCACACAAGGTATATCGATAGAGTCGAGAGGCAAGAGCTCTACTGAAGTACTGGACACCCCACCCCCACAGCCCATCACCATAGCCCATCGCCATAGCCCCGCCTATACCCCCACGCAAAGGGTCCCCCGCGAGGTCAATAATGACTTATCGAGAAATGAGTGGGATATTGATTTACCGGTGATTTATCAAGAAATGAGTGTGCCTTGTGGGGGGTGTGGATCACTTACTCGAAAAGTGCTCGAAAAGTGCATAAAATTGAAGGGCTTTTTTGGTTACAAATTAGAACTATCCAATTAAACCCAAAGAGCAATATTCAATTCAAAATGTCCGCAACCAACACCAACACCAACGCCAACGCCATCAGCAACACTGTTGTGAAGGCTCCTCGCGTGAAGAAGCCCACCCTTGTCGCGAAGTACTCCAAGCTCCTTATCTTCGGATACGGTCTTATCCAGAGTCTTCAGTCAAAGGGTCTTCTGACCGACGAGGGCGTAGAGTCCGCATATGGCGAGATCAAGTTGATGGCTAGTGTGGAAGACCAGGTCCAGTTTTATGAAAGTATGTTATCCCAGCAAAAGGAAACCGGTAAGCTCATGCGCAAGTATGTTACTATTCGCAACAAGCCCCCCAAGGCCCCTCGCGCCAAGAGGGCTCCCGCCGAAAAGAAGGTCAAGCCCGCTGCCGCCGCCAAGGCTCCTGCCGCCGCCAAGGCTCCTGCCGCCGCCAAGGCTCCCCGCGCGAAGAAGGCGACTCGCGTCGCGAGCGATGCTACCTCAGACATCGTCGCAGTGCTTGTCGAAGCCGCCAACGCCGACACCAACGCCACAGTTGAGGTGACTCCGGCGACCAAGAAGAAGGCGACCAAGAAGGGCGCCGAGGTTGAAGCAAAAGACCCTGTTGTTGCTAAGGCCGCCGATGCGGAGGCAAAAGAGGCAGCCAAGAAGGCCGATGCGGAAGCAAAGGAGGCCGCCAAGAAGGCCGAAAAGGAGGCAAAAGAGGCAGCCAAGAAGGCCGATGCGGAGGCAAAAGAGGCAGCCAAGAAGGCCGATGCGGAGGCAAAAGAGGCAGCCAAGAAGGCCGAAAAGGAGGCAAAGGATGCCGCGAAGCATGCCGAAAAGGAGGCAAAAGAGGCCGCCAAGAAGAACAAGGGTGCAAAGGGCGCAAAACAAGCCGCTCCCGCAGTTCAAGCCGCCGAGGCAGATGATGAAATCCACACACAGGAGGTGGTCATTAACGGCGAAACCTATCTCATCGATACCGAAAACAATCTCTACTCTAGCGTATCACACGAACAAGTCGGCACATATAACGCCGAGACAAACGCAGTTGTCGCCTGCTAAATTATAATAAAACGCAGGGGGCGAAGCCCCCCTGCGACCCCCCAACTGGCCTTTCGGCATAGGAATTGCTATTTAATCTGTAATCTACTTAACTAACCTCTCTTTTTTTATTATTTTTTCTATCAAGGGTATAAAATTAATTCCTGTATAGCCTTATATTCCCGTAAAACTACTCTTATGTCTCGTTTTATTTGTGAAGTCTGCGACTTTTCCGCACCCACACGCAGTCGATATTACAAACACCTTTCGACGCAAAAACATATAACTAATGCGAGCAATTCCTGTGTCGAAGAGTCTTCGACCGGCGAAATCGTTGCAGGCAACAACGATGCCCCCTCTTCCGATACATTGGCGAATCACGACGATTCTTTGCAAAACATCGTGGTCGAGTCGCCTGATAGCAATAGTGATGCCGACGATGCCGACGATGCCGACGATGCCGACGATGCCGACGATGCCGACGATGCCGACGACGCCGACGACGAATACGATAGCAATAGTGACGCCGACGATGCCCCGGATGTTGCCGAATACGATAGCGATAGCGATATTGATGACTATTCGTCCAATGATATTACACCATCCGATGTATATTTTACACTTCACGAACTGCTCGAGAAAAACATAAAAAATATAAATCAATACAATTTATATCTTGAATATTTGACGTCGGTTCATCAAAACATGTTAATTATTCTCCCCGTCTTGACCGCTATTTTTGGATTTTACATTGGACGGCATTGGTAAGTGTTTGCACTTATTCGTCGCAATTTTTCTTTTCAGTAATGTTAGTTTCCCAAGGTCTATATCCTGTTTCAACTTTTGTTCGATTTGTTCCTTGCACATATTACATATCACGTACTCCGTGTTTCTGTGATGAGGAAATATCATGCAGCACCTATCGCCCCTACACACACCGTCTCCACATCTGTCGCAGCATAACAGTACATCTCCTTCTCCACACCTCTCGCAGAATTCCTTGTCGAGACGGCTCTTATATGACGTGTAAATCATATGCATCGCATCCATATTTCAATTTTGATTATTATCTATTTGAGTAAAAGTTTGTTGAATTGAATGGTTTTCAAAAATACCATTCAATTTTGTCGGAATATGGTAACCATTTTTTTTGCATTCCATTTTTTCACACCATCATATAACCGCATGGAATGCAAACCAGATTCTCATTATTATTCGCCCAAGCTTTTACACCATATTACAACACATGATCTAGGTCCGTTCGTCTTGGACATTTTAAATGCAGATGTCTTACTAGAGCCGTTTTTCAAAACTCCGCTTTCGCTTTCCGATCAAGACATCAAGTGTGAATTGTGCAACTTTTTGCATCTCGACCAACCCGAAATCACATTCGCCAATATATGCGCGCTTGTCGGACACATTGTTCTCTACCAATATCCGGCCAGATACTCCGCCAATTATCATCTTCGCTTCGTTCGCGTAATAGACGCCGATGAATCCAATCAAACATTCGTTGTATCTCTCCCTTTTATTTCATCCAGCAATTCCACAAGGCCCTGCAGCAATTCCGCTTGCAATCGGCCAGTTGGGGGGTCGCAGGGGGGACTTTACATCGCAGAAGCCCCCTGCAGCAACACCTCATGCGAACAAATTTATAATCTACGTCGCCGATCAACTGCCTTTCGTATTTGGGTTCCAACTCGCATGTATTGCGACAAAATGGTCGATTTTGTTGGTTGATCGGCAAAAGGGTGTTTATTTGATGTAAAATTGATTGTTTGATCTCAATTTTACATTCACCATACAACCATATTCATTACTATGTCCTGCCGAAAATACTCAGTCAATATCTATGAAACCATGGAAAATGGTTATGCCGGTAAATTATTTCAGAACAACTATTCCGAAATGTTCATTGAACTGACCACCAAAAAAATTGTGTGTAAGCGCACTCACCAAACCGCTGTTGTCCTCACTACTGCCGTTACGAAGACCATACACCTCCCTGCTCACACGAACGCAAAAGACTCTCTTTGGTATGGTCCGTCGCTCGTGTAAGCCATCGAAAAATGCTGCGTGTTATTCGTATTTTTTACCCCTTCAATCGTTTTCGATATTACATCGCGACCCCTCTATTACTACACTCTTCGGTTGATGCGTATTTTCCATGATTTCTTTGCATGTTTTTTTCCCACCCACCTTTGTCGCATCAAACATATGCAACACTGCGAATACCTGGCCGGTTAATGCCGAACTCAACGCATTGTTGTATTCATTGCTATGTTCATATTGGCTATTGTATTCCGCAACATCTCTATTATACTCATCCACATATTGTGTGTAATCTCCGTCATAATCTGATGTTCTGGGTTTGGTTCTACACGATCGCTTCAGCCTTTCATACACTTCTTCGCGGACTTCTTGCAGGACTTTGAAGACTAACGTTCCAATTTCATATCCCTTTTTTTGGAACTTGTCTGTGTATTTTCGGAATTCTGCATCTCCGTGCAATGTCCAATATTCTGGCCCCTTTCCGTGCTCCCGCTCCTTCACATAATGCACCCCGTCATGCACATTCGACGTCTGTACGAAATTCATGTGTTGTGGATTCTCACGCAGGCATTCAAAGAATATTCTATGGGCATTGTCCGCCAAACCGACCTGCCTTTCTGCAACCGCCTTCGCATTCTCTCGGAAATAATCCGCACATTTCACGGCATACCGACTTATGAAATCGTGGATGGTTTCCGCCTCCTTACAATGGTTCTCCAAATAATAATTAAAGGTTATTTTTCGATTATCGTTGTTCGTGGTGTTTCCCATCTTCGGGGCTATTTCTATAAACTTATTTACTAACTCTTTTGTTGTTTCCTGATTTCCTTTTATGATTGTATTTGCAAGTTCCTTATTCGCTTCTTGTGCTGCTTCTTGATACTTTTCGATCATAAGCATGAACATGGATTTCATCTCCTTATTTTCATTTCTCTCTGCAATCAGTTCTTTTACCAAGCGCTCTATGATTTCATCTTTGAGGAATTGATTCGCTGGTTGCGGGGCCTCTGACTTAGGCGGATTTTGTACCACGGCGCATTTCTTTTTATGTTTGCATAACCCCGATTTATGTTTATAACACTTTCCACATTCACATGTATATTCCAATACTTGGGGTAATTGTTTAGAATTATTATCCGTTGTTATCCGAATGTGTTTTGCAGTGCTCAAATGGCGATTAAAATCCTTTTTGTTGCTGCAGTTAAAGTTGCAATTTTCGCAAGTGAATTTCATCGGCGAAACGAAGGTAAGTTTATTATCCATAATTATCCTTATATATCCTATATGTGGATAATAGAAAAACCCCTAAACCCTTTTCCGCACAAATTATTTATACTTCCTTGAAAAATCTGTCGCAGCCATCCCAACTTTCTACAATAGCAAAACACTGCATTATGCTGCCGTTCATCATTTTGAGGGTTTCCTGTTTTCAATTCCTTTCCAATATAGTCAAAACGGAGAGGAAAAGATTCTCCTTTTGAGCCAGCCACCAACTTCTATTTTCTAGAGTATTTTATTGTGGGAACTACTTTAGTGGGATACTAAACACCCTTTTTTGGTTGTTCTATAAGACACTACCCTATAATGTTGTATAGTACGACAACGATCTATCGTTCATCGACCACTTTATGCAAGTCTCTATAAAGAATGTCCAAGATTACCACACTAGGACTTATCGAGAAATGAGTAAGATATCAAGAAATGAGTAGGATATTGAATAATGAGTTTATGATTTCTTTGATACAAGATATTCGTAAAATTCGGCGAATATAGACGGCGCTTTAGTTATGGGATCCTCGTTTAATAATGTTGCTGTGGGGGGACGTTGTTTTGAAGAAGCCAACAGAAGTAATTCCGCCTTTATGAGTTTCATCTCCTTTTCTGCCTGTTGTTGTAATCGTTTTTGATGCGCCTTTTTATCGCTTTCGGTTTCCATTTCATAAATCTTGGACATTTGTTTTTTAAATTCGGTCTTATCAAACAATGGACGATTGTTCACCATGGTTATATACACTGTTGCAAGAAAAAATTTGTGGTTAAGGGTAGCAAGACCCCCTTTTTTCATCGGTATATATATAGGATGATAACGCCGGAAGCACAACAAACTCTTAATAAAATTGTTAATGGTTATACGGTTAAGGACAAGTTTTATGGAACTGCCGCTGTAAATAAAGCAAAACTATTATTTTTCGGCGATGATAAATTAGATGCTAATAAATGGGCAAAGAGATGGACCCTGGATGAGCAAAACAAGGCTATATATGTTACATTTTTGGTAAAAAAGATCAAACACAGTTATTTGCATGCAAAATTCATTATTGGTGAAGGCGCCCGTTTATCCGTTCTTGGACAAAGAACTATACACAAGCCCAAAACTGTAGCCAAGCGTGGTGGTCGAAGAAATATAACGAGACGGAATGAACGTTGAGAAAAAATTGATTTTGTTACCAATTTTGCATACACCATACAATTACTTGAAACACAATTACACCGTATTATGGGAGGCTGTTTTTCAAAAGGGGCTGCATCCGAGTTAAAAAAAGTATGTTTTATTTGTCGAGAACCTATTAATACACAGTTATTAATACGTTGTGCTTTTTGCAAAATGATATTACACACCGATTGTGAATATGATTTTAGCAAAGAATATGGGAATGAAACCTATTGCAAATGTCCACATTGTATGAGTATCGGAACTCTTGTGACTCGACCAAATCCGCTAATGGAACAAACAAATCCGATAATTGAGCCTTCGCTTCCTGTTTAAGGGAACGTAGTTCCCTTAAGATCCCTCCTTTTAAGGGAACTACGATGACCTAAGACCCCTCCTTTTAATGGAAATCTTGGACAAGATGATACAAAACAATATTGTATAGGGGGTTTTGTACCTTACGATGCAAGGTTTTACGTATTACTTCAGAGGTGTTTTGTATCATGTTGTCCAAGATTTACCTTAAAAAGGACTTATCGAGAAATGAGTAGGATATTGAGATTCCGGGTAAGGGAACTACGTTCCATTACGATCCCTCCTTAATCTTGGACAAGATGATACAAAACAATATTGTATAGGGGGTTTTGTACCTTACGATGCAAGGTTTTACGTATTACTTCAGAGGTGTTTTGTGAAGGGTTGTCCAAGATTAAGGGAACCAAAGGTTCCCATAAAATTGATTCTTTTTTTTTCTTCGCCGTCTATACACAATTCTCTTTATACATTATACACTTTACAACATGGTCAAAAACACTTCCGGCGGCTCCAAACACAAGGGACTCGCTCGCAAAGACGTCAATTCTTCTTTCTCTTCTGACTATGTACCTCGCAACCCTGCTGAACGCTACGCTAAGGTCACCAAACTTCTCGGCAACGGCATGTGCTACGTCTCTCTTTTCGATAACGACCTTTCTTCGATCTCTCACGACTCTCTCATCTGCCACATTCGCGGCGTTTTTAAATCCAAAAATAAACGCCAAAATACTATCTCTATCGACTCTTTCGTTGTTGTCGGCCTTCGCGATTGGGAATCCTCTCAACACAAATGCGACCTCATCGCTATTCTTCACTCTCCTTTACCTTTACTTCATTCTGAACTTCCTTTCGAATCTTTATTTATTAATAATCATTCCTATATTACGCCTCACTCTCTCTCTATCGCACCTTCCGATCATATTGACCTCTCTGATATTTAATTAAGGGAAACT